TCAGGGCAACCGGATCTCGGCCCGGCCGGGGATGCGCGGCTCCGGCAGCAGAAAGGCGGCGACGATCTCGCGACGGAGATCGTCGCGCTGCGCCTCGACGAGGTAGGGCAGGATATCGGCCTCGTGCTCGTCCAGGGCCGCGATCAGGCAGGGATGATCGGCGGCCCACTCGAAGGCGACGCGCACCTCGCGCTCGGCGTAGGGGTCCTGCGGGTCGAGGCAGCGATGGGTCAGCATGGGTGTCAGGGTCTTCACACCGGCGCGCCGGCGAGGTGGCTCGCGTAGGGGCGTGTCACGACAGACGGATGACTTCCGTCGCCCGCGAACGAGGCGATCGCAGCCGGACTCGGGCGGGAGCGGCGCATGGGGTCGACCCGAATGTTGCCGATCAGTCACAGTCCGGGCCTCGCGAACGCCCCGGGGAGGGCGCCTGCCCCGTGGCGCAGGGCGCCGCGCGTCGGTTTGAACGCGGATCCTGCAACGAGGCCCTTGCGCCCCGCGATCCCGGTGTGTAGAGACCCCCTCGTGATCCCCGATAGCTCAGTTGGTAGAGCAGGCGACTGTTAATCGCCTTGTCGCAGGTTCGAGTCCTGCTCGGGGAGCCATCACTTCTCCCAATACAATCAGGCGCTTAGAGCAGCCGGGGCAATAGCTTCGCGTTACCGCGGATCGGGCCCCTGTTACCGAGGCTTGTTTCAGCCCTGTTCGCGTCCCTTCCGCCGGGCGGCTCGAAGCTCTGCCACGCGGCTCGATTGGACCACCCCTCCGCGGTTGTAGATCATCGTCGTGGACATCTGCGTGTGGGTGGCCGTGCGCATCACGTCGGTCGCGTCCGCCCCCGCCTCGAAGGCCTCCGACACGGCGCCGGCTCGGCTGTCCATGTTCCAGAGGTCATCCGGCCAGCCGGCGGCCCGAGCGATCTTGCGGAACGTGTGCGAGAAGTGGGTCGCCTTCCAGGGCAGCTTGGACCGCTCGTCGACCACCACCGGACCGACCCCGCGCGGCGGCAGCTCGGCGAGGATCTCGGGGTGCAGCCGCAGATCGTGCGCCGCGACCTCGCGCCCGTTGGACTTCGAGGTCGGCTTCTCGAGGAGGTGCTCGGCAGTGATGTGGTTCCAGGTCAGCCCCCATTGCCAAACCCAGACGCCATCGGTGATCGCGCCGGTGATCGCCGCGCGTTGGGCCGGCGTCGGCCGCACCCATTCCCCGATCACGTCCTTCTGTCGCAGGCCGAGCTCGAATTGGAGCGCGACGGCAAGCGCGATGCTCGGCCGGTCCGCCGCATGGGCGGCCCTGCGGAGCGCCACGATCTGCTCGAAGGTCGGCCGGTGCTTGCGCTTCCGCGGCATCGGAAACTCGGTCCGCTCCAGCACCGCCGCCAATTCGATCGCGTCGGCGTTCCGCAGCTCGCACCCGTAGCTCACGACCCGCCGCAGGGTCTGGATGCAGGCATAGGCGCTCCGCTCGCCCGTCGAGGCGCTCCAGTCTTTGTGCCAGCGGCGCACGTCCCGCCCGAGGATGTCGGCGAGGTGCATGTGACCCGCCGTGTCGACCAGCGTGCGGATGTATTTCGAGTAGAAGACGCGGGTCGCCTGGCGCCTGTCGTGATAGGGCGAGTCCGTGTCGGTCTCGAACGCGCGGCACACCCATTCCAAGGTGCCGGGGACGGCTGAGTTCTTGGACGGCACGAACCCGCCTGCCCACTCCAGCATCTCCTGTTGCAGGATCTGACACCGGGCGGCGATGCCTTCAGGCGGCATATCGCTCGGGATCCGAACCGTCTTGGTCGGGTAGCCCTTCGCGACGAGCTTCTCGTCGGCCACCCAATAGAGATCGATGCGCCCATTGTGGCGCTTCATGCGCTTCAGCCCTGGGCTGTAGAGCGCATCCTCGGCTGTCATGATGTGGATCTCCTATTCCCGGCGCGGCCGCCGAGCGCCGGCATCGTCGCCGACATGATACCGCCGGTCCAGAAAGGCTTTCACGGCCGGCCAGTAGCGGCCGCCGAACTGCGGATCGATGCGCGGAAAGCCCCCACGCTCGAGCACTACGGCGAGCCCGGTCCAGCCCTTCGAGCGGGCCGGCCCCATGATGATCTCGGCGAGCTCTTTCTCGTCCGGATAGAGGCAGGTCGGCTCTGCTCGCTCGACCGCCCGAACGCTACGCGGCACCGGTCCCTCCCTTCTCGTTCAGACCAACAGGGGGCCCCGCCAGCGCGCGGATCGCGAACCAGGCATCTCGGGCGCCGTTGTCGTGCCATGCGGCCTGATCGGGCGTCGGCTTCTGGCCCGGCTCCCAGCAGGGCGGATGCTTCCAGCCTTTCGGGTAGGGGCCGGGCCAAGATGACGGCGGCCCGTAGGACGCGCTGATCGCTGCCTTCAGGCAGGCCTCCCGCATCATCTCGACGCCCTTCTCCACTTCCCTCACCCTATCCCGGAGGTTGGCGTTCTCGGCGCGGAGGTGGGCGGCTTCAGAAAGGAGCGGGGCCAGCGGACGGGCCATGAGCCGATCCGCGAGCATCTTCGGAGACATGGCGCCACCCTCAAGGATGACGTCTGCCAACTCGCCAGCGAGGTCGTCCCGCATCTCCTCGGCCGTCCGGCCGGTATCGGGGGCGGAGGTCATACCCGGGCTCCCATGCTGGCCGCGGCCTGCCGGCACCCGACGTCGAGCAGCGCCTTCTTCACAGCGGCCCAATAGTCGTTGGTCGCCTCGCGTCGCTTTAGCGCCGCCTGGAACTCGCGCAGCACGACCGGGTGCATGAACATCAGGTTCTGCGCCTCGGCGTACAGGATCTCGCGCCGGGGCTCCTGCCGGTAGATGATCCGCTGGCGATGGCCCTGACGGCGCCGACGCGCGGCCCGGGAAGGCGAGCGAACCTCCGTCCAGTCCTCGACGGTGTTGGTCGGCATGGCCTCGCTGGCGACGATGCGGATGCCGCCAATGTGCGGGACGTGCGCGGGCCACGGACTGATGAACGGGCTCATGCCGCGTTCTCCAGATCCACTTCGTCCTCGGCAGCCCAAGCGGCCATCTCGGCCTCGGTGATTGGCGCCGTGCGGGTGATGGCGAGCGTGCGGCGCCACTCCCGGTCCGTCATCGTCGCCGGGCGATCGTGCCACCGGACGGCCTCGACCAGCGTCTGGTAGACCGGCCGCTCGTTCCACTCGGGCTCGTAGTAGCCGGAGACCTCGCCCGTCATCGGCGTGCCCGGCAGCGGGTGGTAGCTGCAGGAGCAGTGGCGGCGCATGCCGTCACCTGGGTCGCTGGCCCCGTGCGTGCAGCGGATCACGTAGCCGTGGTAGTTCTCGCCGCGCTTGGCGAGAAACACTTCGCCGAGGTCGCGCAGCACATCTGGGTAGTGCTTCTGCAGGATCGGAAGCGCCTGCTTCGAGCGCTTCTTGAGCGTGCGGAGAGTCATCACGCGGCTTCTCCTGCGGTGTAGGCGAGCAGACCGGCGGCCAGGGCGAGGGAGGATCCGATCGCCATCTCAGTCCCGCTGCTCAAGCTGGCGACGGAGAGCGGCGTTCTCCTCAGACAATCGGCCCATGGCACGGGCTGGATAGTCGGCGAGTGGGCACCACTCCGGTATTTGATTGGGGCCCTGATTGAACGGGAGCGGCGCGTTTGCTTTCGCGCAGACGTACTGGCCGCCCGAATAGTAGCTCTTGTTCGGGCACTCATGGCAGCCGGCAACCAAACCAAGGACCTTCATGCGTCATCTCCCGCGGTGATCGCGATGGCGCTGGGTAGGGGGAGGAGGGGGATCATCACGGGACCAGCTCCATCTGATCCGGATGGGCGGTGTCCTGGCTCGTCTTGGCGGACGGCCGGTACTGCTCGAAGGGCACGTCCCGCCACACGCGCCGGTTCACCCATCGCTGGACGCGGGCGAGGAGCACCGGCGACCAGTCGTGCCGGATGGCTGGCGTCTTCGAGAGCGCGTTTAGCTTGATGAAGGGCTGCGCGTAGGGCTCGCCGCCCCATGCGATCACGCGCCGGAGCCGCTCCATGCAGACCTCGAACGGCTCGTGGCCGATCATCGTGTAGACCTGCTTCCGGCGCGCTGAGACGCCCTTCAGCACCCGGAAGGCGCGCTCGACAGCGGCGCCCTCGGTGGTCTCGTCGAAGCCGAACCGCCACGGCCCGCGGTTGATCGGCCGCCACCGGGAGAACACCTCGTCGTCGAAGGTGGCCGGCTCGAACCCGCTGTTGGCGTTGAGGAGCGGCACGCCGGTCGCGCGATAACGGTCGACGATGTGCTGCTGGAAGGCCGGCGACAGGGCCGACAGGTTGTTGTCGCAGAGCACCGGCCGGACCGGGAAGTCCGGCAGCTCGGTGAACTCCTTCCCCTCCATCTTCGGCACGATGCAGAACCAGCAGCCGACCGGGCAGCCGCGGCTCGCGATCGTCGCCATCGGGTTGTGCCGGATCAGCGCCTCGCCGCCGGGCAGCGCGCCGCCAATCTCAGCCACGTCCGCGAGGTAGTGCTTGCGGGTGAAGATGCCGGGTCCGCCCGCGCGGACGCGGTAGCCCTGCGCGCGAAGGAAGATCGCCCGCTGATAGGCGTCGTCGAGCTTCCAGGTGAAGGCGACCGACAGGTATGCCGTGTCGCCATCGATCCACTCGGCGAGACCGCCGACCCAATCGCCACGGTCGTAGGAGGGCTTCTCGCTCACGCCGCCCTCCCATTCTCGTCCTCACCCGCCTTCACGGCGGCCAGGGCATCGGTGGCGGGGAGAGCGGGAGGATCGTTGGGGGCGGTCATGATCTCGCCACCGCAACCGCTGAGGCCGTTGCTGCACTGCAACGGACCGGAACGCCTGAAACGCCTACGCTGACGGCCTCCGCACAAAGGACACGCGCAGCATGGCCAACAAGCACTTCACCCAGGCGTCCACGCACCCGACGGCCATGATCCGTCTCGGCAGCTTCGACGTGCCGTGCACAGTGATCTCGTCTACGGACGCGACCGCCCACGTGCGCGTGATCACTGCTGGCGGCATCCCGGAACACCTGACCTTCGTCCGTGCCGGCGAGGTCCGGCGCGCCCGTGTCGCGCTGCGCAAGCAGGGCCCGCTCGGTCTCGACCTCTGGCTCGACCTGCAGGTGGCGCAGGACGCTCGCGCAGCCTGACCCCGCCTGGCCGCTGCTGTGCGGAAGAGTGCGGACAGTCATGCCGCCACCTGCATCGCAGCGGCCTCGCGGCGCACGGCTTCCTCAAGCGCCTCGGTGGCGGCACGCTGGGCGGCGCGGGCTTCGGCGACAGAGAGCGGAGGCGGCACCCGGACCGGGCCCGGCTCGTCGTAGAAGGACGCCACCGGGACGCCGAGGAGATCGGCCACGCGCTGGAGGCTGCTGGCGGAGAACCGGTTCCGGCCCTTCTCGTACTTCTGGATCTGCTGGAACGAGATGTTCAGCGCGGCGGCCAGGGCCGATTGGGTCAGGCGGGCACGCTGCCGGGCGATCCGAACGCGATCCCCGATGCGGACGTCGAGGTCGGTGCAGGTCTTCGGGCCGGGCACGGCCAAGGGTTCGACGCTCATCGGGCGCGCTCCGTGAAGGTGTTGCGGGGGAGCCCGGCCAGCTTCGACGGCTGTCGGCAGGGCGAGAGCTTTTTGTCCGGCCGTCCGCGCATAGAGCGCTTGGGCTTGGCCGGCTTCGGAGGGCTGGCGGGCGCGGACGCCTCAGCCTGCTCGGCGGCGCGCTTCCGGTCGCGGCGCTTCACCTTGGCGATCTTCGCCTGGTCGCCATCGCGAAGGCTCAGATCGGATTCGCCCCGGCGCCCGGTGGTCTTCACCGCGTGCTCGACGCGCGGCCGCCACACGAGAAAACGGACGTCGTGCTGGTGCGGCCGGTGCGTGCCATTGTCGTCGACAGCGCGCAGGCCGAGGGCCGGGTCGTGGTCGAACTGCCATTCCGGGACGGTGCACTCGACCGGGATCATCCCGAGCTTGCGCATGGCCGCCTCGAGCTGATTGAGGGCGGCCTCCAGCTTCACGGACAGCGGCGGCGTACGGCGAGGCTCTGCCTTCACAAGAAGCCCCCCAGCACAGCCAGGATGCCGGTCGCCATGAAGACGCCGCCGCTCACCTCGACGGACCGGGTGAGGATGCAGCGCCCGCAGGCTGCCTCGCGGTGGCCGATGTCGGCGATGCCGAGCAGGCCGTCGATGATCAGGATGTTCGCCAGCGTGATCGCGGCCGCTGTGATGAGGCAGGTCGCGCTCATGCGGACCTCCGGCTCTTCATCAGCGCGTCGATGTCGACGTTCGGGATCAGCACGTTCTCGACGTAGTTCTTGCCGGCCTCGACCAGCCGCCAGAGCTGCTCCTCGTCGAAGTCGGTGAGGCTCATCGGAATGCGGTGCTCGCCGCCGATCAGCACCACGGTCTCCACCATGTTCAGGTCGAGCAGGATCCGGTTCGAGATCGAGTGCTTCGTGTGGGTGTCGTCGAGCGCCTCGGCGGTGCGGCCGCAGAGGAGCCACCAAGCAGCCAGCGCCTTGCTGGGCTCGCCGCGGTACGGGCGCACCTCGACGAACGACCCGATCTTCAGCCGGCCGTAGTCCTCGGCGTCGTTGCCGGACGCGGGGACCGGCCCGCGCGCCTCGACGCGCATGATGATCGCGGGAGCGGCGCGGCGGGTCATGCGACCACCGTCACACGCTCGGCGGCCCGGGTGACGCCTGTGTAGAGCCAGCGCTTGGCATCCTCACGGAACGTCGAGCTCTCGTCGAAGACGATCACATCGTCCCACTGCGAGCCCTGGCTCTTATGAACGGTCAGGCAGTAGCCGAAGGTGAACTCGTCCGTGAACTTGCGCTGCTCCCATGAGAGCAGCTCCTCGACGCCAGCGAAATACTCGTGGCGGACGTAGATCTCGGTCGGTGTGGTCTCCGGCGTGTCGTCGGACGTGACCAGCAGCTCGACGCCGACTTCCTTGATCTTCTGGACGGAATGAACGCCCCAGAGGCCGCCGTTGAGGAGCTTCTTGTCCTTGTTGTTCCGGAGGCAGACGAGGCGCTCGCCGGGTAGCGGGTGCGCGCTGTCGTAGCCGTGGAGCGCGCGTATTTTGGCGTTCAGCTCTCGGCGCGTGGCGTTGCGGCCGGCCAGCACGATGCCGGCGTTGAGCACGGCTTTCCGCCCGAGCCCGTCGGCGCTAATCACCCGGCTGTCGCCATACTGGCCGTGCTGCAGCCGCTTGCCCTGCCGGATGTCCATCGACATGCGGATGATTGGGTTCTCGGCAGCCTGCCGGTGCACCTCCGTGAGCATCACATCGGGCGCATGGTTCGTGAAGAAGCCAGCGTCCTTCACCGGCGGGAGCTGCGCTGGATCGCCCAGCACCAGCACCTTCACACCGAACGACAGCAGGTCCCGGGCGAGCTCCTCGCCGACCATGGAGCACTCGTCGATCACGACGAGCTTGGCGCCCTTCACAACCGAGAGCGGGTTGAGGATGAACTTCGGCTGCCAGCGCTGCTCGTCCTCCTCGTCCAGCTTGTAGATCATGGAGTGGATGGTCGAGGCGTTGGTGCAGCCCTTCTTGCGCAGCACCAGCGCGGCCTTCCCGGTGAAGGCGCCGAAGAGCACCTTGCCCCGCACGTCGCCGGCCAGTTCCCGGGCCAGCGTCGTCTTCCCGGTTCCGGCAAAGCCGAAGAGCCGGAACACCTGCGGCGCGCTCGGATCCTTGAGCCACGCCTGAACGTCGCGGATGGCCGCGTCCTGCTGAGGGGACCAGGAGGACATGCTCAGCCCTCCGCGTCGGGCAGATCGGCCTTGCGGCGCTGCATGCTCGACTTCCAGGCCATCCGGTGCGCGTCGTTGGCGCCGGTCTGGTCGCGGTCATCACCGGTCGACGCCCACCACTTCGCGACGTCCTGCTTCGTGGCGCAGGCGGCGAGCTCGCGCTCCTGGTGGGCGGTGTACGCGGCGATCGCGTCGTTGCTGGCGGGCGGCGCCTCGGCGGCCGGGGCAAGGCTGACGGCGCGCGGTGGTGCGGGCGGCGGCAGGTCGTCGGCGAGCGGCGCCGTGGCCTGGCATCGAGCGAAGGCCGCCTGCAGGTCGTCCAGCAGCAGCTTCACCACCGTGTTGTCGATCTGGCCCTGCTGGGCGAGGTCGACACGCTGCGGCTTGGTGTCGGCCCAGATCTTCCGGAGCCGGTCCTCGTCCTCGGGCGCCTTCGCCGCCGCCGCGGCCGCGCGGATGAAGATCTGATAGTGCCCGCCGCCCTTGAACTCGGCCGGGATCTCGAACGGGTCGGATGCGGGCGGCAGCAGGTTGAGCGGCTTCCCGCCGGACGCCTGTGCAATCGCGGCCTCGCCCGGGAAGCCGCTGGTATCGGGCGCGGGCGCGGCGGCGCCGCTGGCCGGGCCGACGCGGTCGAGGTGCTGAGCCTTCAGCTTGCGCGCCGCCTCGACGCCGCCCTCGTAATCCGACAGCAGGGCCTCCGCATCGAAGTCGGTGTAGGCCTCCTCGATCGCGTCGGCCGTGCCCTGATACGAGAGCTTGTCGTCGAGCTCGGCGAGCAGCGAGTCCTTCGTGACGACATCCTCGGCCTCGCCGTCCACAACCGCCGCGAGGGTCGACACGACCTCCTGGGGCGCGCCGGCGGCCTCTGCCTCCTCCAGCTTGCGCTGATCTGCTGCCGGGTCCGCGGGCTGGTGCTCGATCACCTGGGCGACCGGCTGCTGCTGGACCTGCCGGCGCGGCTCGGCCGGCGGCGGCGTGTCGGCGCGCCCAGGCCGCCCCTCGTCCTCGATCTCCTCGCGCAGGTACAGGCCGCCGAGCACGTCCGCGTAGAGATCGCGCAGCGCAAAGGCCCGGGCGCGCATCTGGAGCATCCGCGCGGGGAATTGCTTCCACGGCCCCTGCTTGTTCCAGAGGCCGGCCTCCTTCGCCTCGGAGACCGAGAACGTGCGGCGGACCGTGTCGGCCTCGCCCCGGCGCTTCGTCTCACAGACCGCGATGCGGCCATCGCCGTCGCCATCGATCCGCTCCTTCACGAACTCGCAGAGCCCGGAAGCGCGGACCAGCGCCATCGCACCGTCGCCCCAGATCGTCGGCCGGCCGTTGACCACCGCGATCTTGTCGACCGCCTGCATGGGCGACAGGCCGACCTCGAGGCCGCGCAGGATCGCGACCATGCACTTCTCCGGGGTCTCCATTCCCCGCGGGGCCATGCCGGCGGCAACGATCGCCTTCCCGAGCCGGTAGGCGTCCTCCATGCTCTGCGGGATCACGGGCTGAATGCGCCCACCCGTGACCATCGGCGGACGGGTATCGGTCTGCGGCACGAGCGCGTTCACGGCAGTTCTCCAGCGGGAAGGGGGCGCGGCGGCTTACCGACCGGATCAGCAGCGCGCGGGAGGAATTGGCCGAGGAGCAAGCAGACCCGCTCGGCGCAGGTGACGCAGCAAGAGACGGTGTTGCCGCCGTATTCGCCGCCGACCTGGGCAACGACGGTCGCGCGCTCCTCGCAGAGGTCGCATCGCGGGTTGGCCCAGCCGGCATTCAGGATCCGGCTGATCTCTGACGGCGTGCGACTGCAGGCGTCGAGCGCTGCGTCGACCTCACCCTTCGACTTGCCGTCGCTGAAGCGCCGCTCCGGCGTCCAATGCGAATACTGCTCGCGCCACCGCTCGATCGCGGAGGCAGAGACCTCGACATCCGTCAGGATGCGGAAGGCCGGCACGTGGCGCTGTCTCACGCTGACGCTCCCTCGGGGGCAGTATGTTCGGGGCTGGCGGCCGACCGGCGCATACGAGCCGCGCGGCTTTCTCGGGCGGCCTCGGCGCGATCCGCCTTGGCGCGCTCCTCGGCGATCCAGATCTCGGCCATCTTCCGAGCGCCGGCCTCGGTGTCCGCGTAGAAGCCGACGCTGAAGCCCTCGGCGCCGCTCTTCGTCCGAGCGATGGCCCGCGCCATGAAGGTCATCGAGGACTTCGGCGGGTCGATCGTGCGGTAGAGCCGCACGTAGACGGCGGGCTGCTTCTCGGCGGGCTCAGCGTCTGCCGCGGTGGCCCGCCTCGCCCGCTCCACTTTCGGCCGGGGCCGGTCGAGCACCGTGCCCTCGGGCCACTCGCCGGTGGCGGCCCACGCGCGGTAGGCCTCCTCCGTCACGGCCATCATCCAGGCCAGGTGATCGACGGAGAACTGCGCCTCGGCCTCGTCGGTCGAGAGCGAGAAGGCGGTGCGCGATCCGAGCTTCACCCACGGCCGGTTGTCCTGGCCCAGCCAGATCGCGACGCCGATGTGCGGGCCATTGGACTCGCGCCGGGCGTAGAAGCCGAGCGAGACGCGACCGGCGGGGATGCAGGACGGCTTGCCGTCGAGCATTCCCCACCAATCTTCGAAGTCGTGGTGGAACGGGGGCGCCGCACGATCGCGGCTATCCGTGGTCACGAGCGCCTGCCCACGCAGAACGCCATGACGAGAGCGCCGAAGGCTGAGCCGCCCATCGCGGAGAGGATGCAGGCGGTGATCATCGGCTGTGCTCCAGCCGGTTGTGCCGCTGGGCGAGAGCCGCCCGCGCGGAGGCCGTCAGATGCCCGGCCCGGTGGATGTCCTGCTGAAGGGCAGCCTCGCGCTGCTCCTGCCGGCGGCGCTGCCTGCGCAGCCAGGCGTCGTCGACGCTGAGTGGCTGATGCGGATCAGCGGCCATTCAGCAGGCCTCCGCATTGGCCGCGTCGCCGATCACGACGATTGCGAGGCTGCGGAGGCGGTCGAGCGTATGCCGGGCCTCATTCACCCGGATCTGCGCCCAGCAGATCGCGGTCGCGTCGAGCGCGCTGCGGCTGGCCGAGTAGCGGGCAATCAGCCCGTTCAGATCAGCTTCGGCGATGGAGAGATTGGTCCGCGCCCGGCTGAGCGGATCGCGTGCAGCCTCGAGGAGGCTCGTCAGCCGCGTCGCCTGTATCGGCGCGCGAGCTGCTGAAAGCTGAATTGTCTGCATAGTGCCCTCGCGCCGTGGGAAAGCGGCGATGGCTTAATCAATCACGAGTTGATGAGGTTGGTCAACGTCACACAACACGCAGTTGATAAAAATCTTAGCCTGGCGTATGAACGAAAAAGCCCCGGTGGACTGGCGGTCCGACCGGGGCCTCAAACGGATGGATGCATGTCGGTGCGCTCCGTCTGGCACTGAAATAATACCACATCGTATTGTTTCGTTCCAGTCGCGCCGTTCTCGGATCTTCCATCAATCAGAGTTCACGGACGGCAACTGCCGTGAGCTGAAATCCGCCTGGCGGCAGCGACGCTGGGGGCGGCGGGACGATCGAAAGGTCGCGGTCCTGGAGGCGAGAACCAGGAGGCTCCCCAGCTCGCACGGCACCTGAAGAGGGCACGCCGGGGGATAGGCCCGAGAGGCTGAGAAGAAGCTCTGAAGGTGTCCGACTCTCGGTTCGGCACTCGGCAGTAAGCGGCGTCCGGCTCCGGCCTTCCTCGCCCCCTGTCAGAGGTAGCTCCTGCGGAGGCTCAGCCCTCACGCGGGTGGCTACCTGTGACAGGTCACAACATCCCCACCTACCTTCCTGAACCGTTCTGAAGAGCATCTCAGATCAGGATAAGGCTCTAAGGCTATTCAGATTGCGAGAAGCTCGTTCCACGGAACGACACGGTGCATCGCCTTGATCGCACCGCGGTCGAATTCAATATCACGAGACGGATTGAATTGCTCGACGACGATCCTTTCGGCAGTCCGTTTCTTGAGCCTTTTGATGTATGCCGCTCCGGCTTCGTTGTGGCCGTCGTCCGGGTGTAATTCAATAACCACGTCATCGCCAATTGCCGGCGGCTTGTCGGGATTGACGTAGACCACGGAATTTTCGCGGTAGACCGGCAACATGCTTTCACCGATCACCCAAACAGCATAGGCGCGTTTCGCATTCGCGATCCCTGGCGGCCTGCGCACGTAATCAACGGTGATCCCATTGAATTGAAAATCGTGATCTTTGCCGCCCATACTCACTCCCAGCACGGGAACATCTAACGGCATATAGATTTGCGCGGCCAGCGCTTCAGTCGGGATTTCCGTGGATTGAATCGCGTTTGGCGTGGGATTAGGCGCATTCTGCACAGAAACAGGCGGCACAGATTGCCGCACCTGAACTTGCAGATCTTCGATCAATTGCTCCTGTTGAGCCTTCCTGTCTTTCAGCCGTGCGGTCCGTTGTCTAAATTTCTCATCTCTATGTTTATACACCAACGAAAGGACAATATTTCTGTCAATTTTGTATAAGTCGCAGATTCTGCGTGCTCGCGCCTCCTCTGGAGCGGTCTTGCCCTTCTCCCAATTGAGCACAGCTTGGCTCGATACTTCGAGAGCGTTCGCGGCTTGCTCTAAAGTGAGCCCTTTGGCCCTGCGGCCTTCTGCTAACAATTCGCCCAGCGACTTCGTCATGTCTGGGATTTCGCAAGGCTCCCTTGACACGTCTAGCAACCGCGACGCTCATCAACCGGGGATTGACCAGCGTTATCAACCTGTGCTTTCATAATTGAATGAGCAAAGTTGAAGCCATCAACGCTTTCTCTCCGCCGCCACCCCGTTGCGACGCGAACGCAGTCGATCAGCGCCAGCTGATGCGCGAAGCTTTGAATCGGGCCGTGCGGGCGGTTCGATTCAAAGCTGCACTTGCGCGGGCGATTGGTATCTCGACTCAAGCAGTCGACAAGTGGGACGTCGTCCCGGCTGAGCGGGTGCTTAAGGTAGAGGAGATCACCGGCGTTTCGCGTCATGACCTTCGCCCAGACGTATTCGGGCCTGCCCCGGAGGAAATTGCGGCTCGATCCGAGTTCGCCTCGGCAGCACTCTGATGGCTAATCTAATGCTTCTGGGCGTACTTGGCCGATGCAAGATGGTGGGCGAACCCGGCCCTAGTCTGCTCGTTGCACTCGACGTTCTCAGCGCGCAGCCAGGCGCCGAGCTCGGTCGACTTCACTTCGACCCGCTCGATTTTGATGCCGTTGGCGGCGAGGCCCGCGATTACGCGGGTGGCGTGTTCCTGCCACTCGTCGAACGTGTCTTGCAGGCCTCCGCCGTCCTTTCCGAGCGCTCTGACTGCTTCGTAGTCCTCCCGTGTGTACCAAGCCACGACGATCAGGTCGGGCTTGGTTTGCGACATCCGCGGCATCGTTTGTCCTCTGAGTCGGAGGCCTGATCCTATGGCGTCCTCTGCTCTTCCGTCACCTGCACAATCCGTCGGCTGCGTTCCCAGCGCTGCCTTCGTCTCGACCGCACCGAAGCGTTCCCAGCGCTCCGTCACGGCTTCCTCAACATCAGGGAAGCCGATGCGCGAATCTTCATCCTCGGTCCGAAAACTTTCGGCTGCTGAACGAGCCGATTCCGTGGGGCGCCTGGGCGCCTTCCTGCGGGCCCGTCATCCGATCAAGACCGCGGCTAACGTCGCGGCCGATACCGGCGTGCACGTCGACACCGTTCAGAAATGGCTCGACAGCGGATGTGCGCCGTCGTGGCCGGCGGCTCTGGCCCTGTTGCTCGCATACGGTGCGGAGCCGTTCTGCGCAGCACTCGGAAAGGATACGCCGGACTGGCTTACAGCCGCCGGTCAGGACGCCGAATTGGCGCGGCTTGAGGCGCAGCGAGAGGCAATCGAGGCCTCGATCGCAGCGCGCCTCGCCGCCCGCAATCGCTGATCTCAGGAGCCATGCATGTCCCCCGGCCTTCGCCAGGTAGTCGCCGCCGTTTGGTTCAGGTTCTGCGCATGGCGCGCGGGCACAGCGGCCGATCGGCATTGGGCCTGGGAAGACCGTGCGCGTCGGGCTCGCCAGTGGGGTGAGCCGCCGGACGATCCCGACGACGACCGCCCCTTCTGACAGCCGTCCCACCAAAGCGCACGACCGAGGAGAGCGCACATGGCCACGACCACACCGCCCGACGTGAAAGAGCAGATCCGGCTCGGCATCGCCAACGCCTGCCTGATGATGCCGGGCACGCCCGAGAAGCGCGCCGAGGAGATGAACCGGCTCTACGAGCTCCTCGATCGCGAGAAGGAGATGATCGCGGACGCGAAGGAGGAAGCCGGCGTCGGCGAGCACGTGAAGCGGCTGCAGAAGATCTTCGGGTTCGCGAAGCCGACCCTTCAGATCATGAAGATCCTCGACAAGGTGAAGACCTCCGGCGATCGCGCCGCGATCCTGACGCAGGTCGGCGTGCTGTCGAAGTCGGTCGGCTACTTGGACAAGGACCTGGTCTCGCTGGCGGAGGATGCCGAGAAGTCGGCCGGCCAGCAGGCGGCCGATCAGGGCTCGGTCTTCGACAACACCAGCGAGGGCCAGCGCCGCGGCGGCAAGGACGCCCAGCCGAAGCATGTCGAGCAGACCGCGGCACCCGCCGGCCCGGCGCCGACGCCCGGCATCCCGCTCGACGAGGCGCTCGCCCGGTTCGAGGAGGCCAAGGCGAAATGGTCGGGCAAGGGCCGGAAGCCGAAGGCCATGGTCGAGGCCCAGGCCGCTCTCGATGCCGCCCAGGCCGAGGTCGATGCTCGGCTGGCGGCGGAAGGCGAGGCCGAGCGCGCCGCCGCGCCGGAGACCGATGGCGAGCCGCTCGCCGATCTGCCCGAAGCCAAGCCCGGCGAGATCACCGGCGCGCTTCGCGAGGGTGCCGCCGAGTCCGAGGCGGACATTCGCGAGCAGGCCGCTAAGCCCGCCAACGACGAGCTGCCGCCGGCCGCCCCGGCGCGCGGCAAGGCGAAGGCCGCCGAGCCGCTGGAGGACGAGCTCCCGCCGCCGGCTCCGCGCCGCAACGTCGCTCACCGCGGCCTCGGCCCCGACGCGATCCACTGAGGTCGCCATGCTGATCGCCGCCCTCGACATCGCGACGTGTACGGGCTTCGCCTTCGGTGCGCCGGGGACGCAGCCTCGCACGGACCTCTGGAGGCTGAAGAAGCCCTCCGAGCACTACGACGTCGTGGGCGGTGCCATGGGCAAGAAGATCCGGGATCTCTGCTTCCTCGCGGACACCCGGCCGGACCTGATCGTGTTCGAGGCGCCGATCCCGCCCTACCAGAGCCAGGGCGATGGTGACCGGAAGGATCCGATTCGGCGGAGCATCGAGAGCATCTGCATCCCGCAGCGCGCCGTCGGCGGCCTCCAGGGCGTCGCCGAGTGCTACGGCATCGAGGTGCTCCCGGCGAACATGCAGACGGTGCGCAAGCACTTCACCGGCAAGGCCCGCTGGGGATCGCCGGAGGCCACCAAGAAGGCGGTGATCGATCGCTGCAAGGCGCTCCGATACGTGCCTCCCACCTTCAACGACGACAACATCTGCGATGCCCTCGCACTCTGGGATTGGGCCTGCGCCGTGCGCGGCCGCCACGTCCCACGCGAGCTGCACATGCACGGCGAGCGCGTGCCCGCCTGACCCTTCCCCACTGCTCTATTCCCAGGAGAGCACTCGTGACCGAGAAGACGTTCGATCTCACCGCCGGCATCGACACGGCCATCGACTACACCGTGAACATCGTCGCCGCCTATGTCCGGATGAACCACGTGGCGGCGAGCGATCTGCCGGGCCTGATCCACTCCGTGCACGGGACGCTGGTCGGCCTGGTGAAGGCGGTCGCGAACCCCGGGCCGGCTGAAGTCGAGAAGCTCTCGCCGGCGCAAGTGCGGAAGTCCATCACGCACGAGGCGCTCATCTCGTTCGAGGACGGCAAGCCTTACAAGATGCTGCGCCGGCATCTCGCCCAGCGCGGTCTGTCGCCGGAGATGTACCGGGCGAAGTGGGGCCTGCCGGTCGACTACCCGATGACCGCCCCGGGCTACTCCGAGCAGCGCTCGCAGCTCGCAATCTCCCTCGGCCTAGGCCAGCAGCGGCGGAAGACGAAGCCGGCCGGCAGAGCGAAAGCCCCACTCGCGGCGTAGCGCCGTGGCCGACGAGTACCCCACGCTGCAGCAGCAGATCGACGAGATCGAAGGCGTCATCGTCAATCGCGTCGCCTGGGTCGAGCGCCGGGCGCAGTTGCAGCGCGATGGGAGAACCGTCCCGCCTGACACCGGATGCACGGCGGCCAGCCTGCCGGGCCTCCGCGCGGCGAAGGCGAGCCTCGAGTTCCTCCGGGACAACATGGACGAGATCCGCACGCTCCTCTGAGCGTGCCCCCGCAGCAGAACGACCTCGATTGTGAGGGCCCCCTGTGTCTCAGACCGAGCCGGCGCACACCCGCAGCGCCATCATCACCGAATTGGCCTGCATCTCCGCCGAACTGGCCGACATGCAGGTCCGGAACGCGGAGATCGCGACGCGGGTCAGCCGCGTCATCCGGGACCTGTCCTGCACCACCGCCCCCGTCCCGCCAGGCGCGGACCTCCAGCAGCTTCGCCAGCGCCTCGGCGCGGTGCGCGGGCGGCTTGAAGCCACCGCCGGCGAGATCAAGACTTCGGCCGAGCGCATCAGCCCGGCCGCACAAGCTGCCCCTTCCCCAGGGACCTTACCTGTAGCCCAGAACGCAGGGCAGCCGGTGCAAGCCCGGGAAGCCCTCGATGAAGCGCCGGAGGGGAAGTCGGGCATAGACCATCGATCCGGCCAATCGAGGGAATGCGTCACGTCAGCCGGGGCGGGGGGCGCGAGCGCAGCCTCAGCCGATACCGCCCCGGCGGCGGACCCGCCGCGTGTGCCTCGGAGAGAGCCTGAGGTGCGCAACGCCGGCGGCGGCATCGTTCAGGACGGCGGGTCGCTGAAGCCGGCGGCCGCCACCGTCGAGAAGGCGCCGCTCGTCCGGGACGTGATCCTCGACGCCTACGCGACCACCACGAAGACGATCGCTGAGATCGCGGAGCATTCCGGATCCACGCGGGACAGCGTGAAGGTGACGCTGAACAAGGCGAGGCATAAGGACGAGCCCCGCATCAAGGCCGGCGACGATCTTCGGGCGCCCAAGACGGAGCCGACGCTGGCGCCCGTCGTTCAGCCGACCGCCCGGGATGTCGCTGACGCGGCCAAGCCGATCGCCGAGGTTCCGGAGCCTCGTCCGATCCCGACGGGTGGCATCGAGATCCCGGCCGGCAAGCTGATCGCCGTCCGCGGCGCCGAGGTGCACGGGCCCGCCGGCATCTGGCGCACGTCGAAAGAGACCGCCAAGGCCTTCAGCATGCTGGCTGACGGTCAGCTCTACGGCCTGGAGACCATGGCTCGGCACGGCGGCCTGACCCCGTCCGTGTGCGTCAACCTCATCGCGATGTGGACAGCCGCCCTCGCCAAGATCGGCATCGAGCTGCACCACCACAAAGGCTACGGGCTACGGCTCCGCGCGATCGGAGGGCAGTCCTGATGCCCGCCCGCGGCCCCGACTATCGCCAGGAGGAGGACGACTTCCTCCGGGCCCACTACGTGAAGCGCGGCGCGCGCTGGTGCGCCGAACGCATGCCCGGGCGCTCCGTCCACTCTCTCACCAAGCGCGTGCGGGTCATCGGTGTGGCCCGGAAGGACGTCTTCGAGAAGGCGCCGACCAGTGACTGGATCGATGCGCAGATCCGGCGCGCTTACACCGGCGAGCGGCCCACAGGCTTCGTCACGGCCTGCGCCAAGGCTGTCGGACGGTCCCGCTACTGGGTGGCGAAGCGCGCCCTAGAGCTCGGGCTGATCAAGTCCCGGGATCAGCGCCCCTGGTCCGATGCCGAACTTGAGTACGCCTCGAAGTGGCCGCTGATCTCCCCGGTGGAGCTGAGCCGCCGCATGCGCCGTCTTGGCTATCACCGCACGCCCGGCGCGATCGCCTACATGCGAACCGAGGGGAAGATCGCGACCACCGACGACGCGCAGTTCACCGCCGCCGGGCTGGCCGAGGCGATGGGCGTCATGACCGCGACCGTGACCGGTTGGGTCAACAAGGGGCTTCTCCGCGCCTCCCGGCGGGGCTGGAATCGGACCTCAGCGCAGAATGGCGACGGCTACATCATCCACGAGCGCGACGTGGCCGCCTTCATCGTCCAGCACACCGCCTACATCAGCCTCGCCAAGCTGGAGCCGAACAAGTTCTGGCTGGTCGACCTGCTCGTCCGCTGCGGCGCCCCGGCGACCGCCACCGGCCGGCAGAAGCGCAGCGCCTCCGACGACTCGCAGGAGGCAGCATGAAGCCCCGCGACGCCCGCAACGTCATGGCCGGCCGCCGCGAGCCGCCGGACAGCCTCGACTTCTTCCCAACGCCGCCTTGGGCCACTCGGGCGCTCACCGACGCGCTGGCGAAGATGGTCGAGCCGAAGCTCAACCTGCGCGTCGCATGGGACCCGGCCGCCGGCGAAGGCCACATGGTCGGGCCGCTCAACGAGGCCTTCAGCTACTGCGTCGCCTCGGACGTGTTCGACTACGGCCGCGGCTACGATGTGACCGACTTTCTCGACCCAGCGCTGACCGTCGGGGGTGCCGGCGTCGTCGACTGGGTGATTACCAACCCGCCCTTCAACACCGCGCTGCAGTTCGCTCTGCGCGGGTTGGAATTCGCACGGGAGGGCGTGGCGCTCCTGGTCCGGACGTCGTGGATCTCGGGCACAGGCCGATTCCGCGATCTCTTCGATCCGCACCCGCCGACCTTCATCTGGCAGTTCTCCGAGCGCTGCGCGATGGTGAAGGGCCGCTTCGACCCGACTGCCAGCACGGCGACGGACTACTGCTGGGTGATCTGGGTCAAGGGCGAGCGCACCCGTGGCGGCGTCGACTTCCGCTGGATCCCGCCGGGCGCGAAGCAGCGGTTCACCCGTCCAGACGATGCCACGCGCTACGGCGCGTTGGCCGATGCCCCGCTGTTCGAGGGGGTTCCGGCATGACTCGCGTCCTCGTCTGCGGCGGCCGCACGTTCGGCATCGTCCCGCCCGACACGCCCCCGGAGGAAATGGAGGCCGAGCGCGCCCGCGCCGAGCATGAGCGCCAGGTGCTTGCCGTCGCCCTCTCGCCGTACGTCGGCGACAGCGGCACCCACGTGGTCATCCACGGGGCGGCGCCCGGTGCCGATTCCGTGGCTGCGCGGTGGGCCGAGCGCCACGATGTCCCCGCACTCGCCTTCCCGGCCAAGTGGAAGAAGCACGGCAAGGCCGCGGGGCCGCTGCGGAATGCCCGGATGCTGGCCGAGGGCCGGCCCGACATCGTGATCGCGTTACCGGGCGGACGCGGCACTGAGGACATGAAAAGCAGGGCGCGCGCTGCCGGCGTGCAGGTGGTCGAGGTCAAGGCATGAGCGCCCTTCAAGCCCGTCTGTCGGACATCGACGATGCCGCTCGCCGCGTCCCGCAGAACATCGATGCCGAGCAGGCACTGATCGGCGCTGTGCTCATCAACAACGATGCCTTCCGGGGGGTGTCGTCCTTGGTCGAAGCCGAGCACTTCCACGAGCCGGCTCACCGCAAGATCTGGGAGGTCGTGGCGGCGCAGATCGGAAAGGGCCAGGTGGCCAACCCGATCACGCTGCAGACCTACCTGGGCAACGCCAACTTCGGTGGCCAGACGGTCACCGCTTATCTCGCCAAGCTCGCCTCCGGCGCCACCACGGTGATCAACGCGCCGGACTACGCGCGCACTGTGGCCGATACGGCGATGCGCCGGCGGCTCATCACCCTTGGCGAGACCATCGTCAGCATGGCGCAGGACGCGCCCGTCGAGGCCACGACGGCATCGCTCCTCGCGGCGATCGAGGGTGAGATCGAGGATCTGAAGCCGCGCATCACGATGGATCTGGCCGACTTCCGATCCTTCGATGATGTCGCGCATAGCGCTATCGAGCGCATGTGCTCAGATTGGCAGAACGAGGGCCAGCCCCGCGGGCTCTCCACCGGCTTGCCGGCACTGGACGAGGTCATGGGCGGCCTAGAGGCTCCCGACCTCATCATCGTTGGCGGTCGGACCGCGATGGGCAAAACCGCGCTGGCCCTGAACGTCGCCGCCGCGACGGCGAAGGAGCTGCACCTCCGTCGGACCAAGCATCAGATGCAGACCGGGGTGGTCGGCTTCTTCTCGCTGGAGATGGGCGACACGCAGCTCTTCGACCGGATGATCGCGGCCGAGACCGGCATTGAATCCTGGCGCATCCGGCGCCGGAAGATGACGCAGACCCAGCTTGAAAAGGTCGTGAACACTGCTCGGGATCTGCGCGGCCTCCCGCTGCATATCGATGAGACCGGCAGCCTGACGATCGCGCAGGTCGCCAACAAGGCCAGGTCGCTGAAGAAGCGCCGCGGCCTCGAACTGCTGGTGATCGACTACCTGCAGCTCATCAAGGGCCGGGAGAACCGTCGGGACCCGAACCGCGCCCAGGAGGTCACCGAGATCTCGAATGGCCTGAAGGCGCTCGCGAAGGAGCTGCACGTCCCGATCATCGCGCTGGCGCAGGTTGGTCGGCAGGTGGATCTGCGAGAGGACAGGAGGCCGCTGCTGTCCGACCTGCGCGAGTCGGGATCGATCGAGCAGGATGCCGACTACGTGCTCTTCACCTACCGGGACGAGTATTACGAGCAGAGCAAGAAGCCCAAGGAGGGCACCGACGCCTTCGCGGCCTGGGAGCGCCGCATGAAGGAGATCGAGGGCGTCGCCGAGGTGATCGTCGCCAAGAATCGCCACGGACGCACCGGCATCGTGACCCTGGGCTATCGTGCTGACGTCACCCAGTTCCTGAACGAGCCAGAGCCCCGCGAGATCGTGCCGGAGGAGGTGCGCCAGCGGGCGGCCAAGAAGCCGACGTTCACGGCCGAAGGGACCATCCTGTACGGCTTGCTCAAGAGCCTGACGCTGACCCGGTCGACGGTCGCGTCGAACGAGCAGCGTGCCTCGGATCATCGCCTCTGCAAGGGGGCCCGGCTCATCCCGCTTGAAGTCGCCCGGGCTGCCTTCCGGTCAGAGATCCTGCCCGAGGAGGAGCCGGAATCGGATGTCGTGAAGAGGCGCTTTAGCGCGGCCTTCACCAGCATCCGCAAGGCCGGAATCGGCCAGTACCACGGCAACGCCGACACCGGCATCCACCTGTGGCTCCCCGAGCTTGTGGCAGAGGGTTGAGTAGCGTCATGACCCAGCATGCCGACACCCGCCTGGCCAAGGCCGAGTCCTCCCGCGATCGATGGGCGGCCGCAGCGAGGAAGCATCGGGAGCGAGAGGCGAAGGCCAAGGCGCGAGGCAAGACGGCCGCAGCCGAGATGGCGCGCAAGGCCGCCGAGACCGCGGAGCGCCACGCTCGAGACAACGCCCGGAGGGTCGACTTCCTGGAGGTGCCGGCGGCCCGCGCCCGTGTCGCCCGGCGGGTGAACGCGGAATCGGCCGGCGTGATCCTGGAGCGCGCCATCGCTGCGGCCGCGTCCACGCCGCATCCAGTCCGCCTGGACCCGAAGGAAGAGCGGCGCCGCGCTCGCGCCTCAGAGAAGCTCGCTCAGCAGCAGCGCCAGACCGAAGAGAGAGCCCGATCCGATTTGCGCCGGGCGGGTCTCGATCACGATCCGCGCACGGCCGCCGCACAGCGCGAGGTCATCATCACCGGCGGGCGCGGCGCCACCGAGAAGCGCGCGATGATCGCCGGCTACGGCTCGCTGATCCGCACCGCGTCGGATCGCACGGGCCCGCGGATCGAGGCCATGCGCCGATTCGACGAGTTGTGCCACCGGGCTTTCGCCGGCCTTTACCCGAACCCGAAGTTCGAGCGCGGCGTGGATGTGTCGAAGCGCCTGCCGGGCGTGCCGGATGATCGTTGCGACGGGCTGGCAGAGATGGATCAGCTTTCGGCCCGGATTGGTGAGGAGGCGAAGGCCATCCTGTTCTTCCGGATCTTCGAGGCGCGCACCTTCACGGCGATGCGCGACATGGGGTTCGGCGGAGAGCGCGAGCTCGCGGTGCTGTTCCTGCGGGCAGTCGACGCGGTGGCTGAATATTATAAACTTACGTGTCAGTCGAAAGCGGTTCTGATGATGGCGCAAGTTGTTCAGCAGGCTTAGCCGCATCTTCCTGCGATTGCCGGTGCGTCAACAGCTTCTGCGGTCCTCCGATTAGCGCAGGCATCCTCTGCATCAATTCATGGATATGGCTTCGATAATAGGGAATTGCTTCCCCAGCTTTTGGCGGCAATACAAACAGATTTGCGGCCAATACGAAAAGACCAACTGTTTTGACGAGTTTATGATCAGATACTTCCTTTCCAATCGCGAGAATATCGAAATTGTATTTTGTTTCGACTTGCAATTTGATCAAATGATCAAGAGTGTGATCGTGACCAAATATCTGGAAATGATTAATGATAAATCGCAAACGACGAACGCCTTCCCGCAGAGGCGTCATCGCCCATTTCGGATAATGTTTGTCTTCATCCAATTCTTTAATCGAGTCTTCAATTGCCGCGAGAAGCTCCTTGCGCTGCTTCTCATCGAAGACAAGGAGCTCGCGATGATGTCGAGCTGTTCGCGAAAACGAGCGAAGGAGACGAAGATTGTCTTTCGGTATGCTGCTATCTACAATCTGATTCCAAGGAGCGGACATATTGGCCGGGTGAATAATCCCAGTCATCTGCCTGACTATCTCTATAAGCCTCTCGCGCAAATCTTCATCAAGATAATCATCTTCAATTTCTTTTAGGAACCTTATAAGACTGCTGCTCCTTTCAGCAAACACTCCAAGAACTTCAAAAAAGCGGATGTCGCCGGTCGGAATATCAACGAAGTCAGCGAGTCCTTCGAAAACTGTGACGCCTTTATCAGAAGAATGGACCAATAAATTGTTAGCCAAAACCGCGAACTCAAAGACTGGGTCGGTCGTAGCAATGGCCTTCACAGCACTTTTCATTTCTTGCCAGCCTTTTGGTTGGGCGGTTATGATCGGTCAAATCTAATGAGAACTTAGGAATCGTCGCCGGTCGCTGCGGCGTCCTCCGCTTCCCACTGATCATCGAATTCGCCGGCCAGCCTGCGCCGCTCGACGTCGGCGATGAAGGCGGCCTGCTTGTCGGTGGGCTCCGCGACGCTCAGTGCATACTCGTACGCGACGGTCCGGGCGCCGGGCAGCTTCAGCAGCCGCAGCACTAGCCCGACCAAGTGCGGGATATCCTCTTTCCCGGAGGTCCAGTCCCGGGCGCGCTGCAACGGCACGCCGTAGACGAAGGCGAAGCGCTGAACGGACCACCCGAGGCCCGCAATCCGGTCGCGGACCTGGAGCGCGTTGAGGCGGCGATAATTCCAGCGGCGCGACATCTGCAAAGGCATACGGGAGCTTTCCGGGCGACGCCACGTGAACAGAGATCGAACCGGCCGGGCTGCCCACCGGATGCAGATGCGACCCTCTCCCGAACGAGAGAGGGTCGGGGCACATCAGCGCTGAGCCAGATCGCGCGGGCTTAGCCTCTTCTCCAGATCCGCCATTTCGCCATTCAATTCCGCGGATTGGCGTTGGCGCTCTATCTCACGCACACGGAGGCTATCGCGGTACGCGGCCGCCTCCAGCCGCTCACTATCTGCAACAAATCGGTAGCGCAGATCCCGGACCCAGTTTCGCAGCCACATTTGTCGGCCTATATGAGCTGAAGAACTGCATCATAATGCACATCGAAGATTTCGGCGAGGAGGGCTGCGGCGCCAACGCTGAGTTCTGCCCGGCGTTGTGCCTTGTCGATCGCCTCGATGATGGCCGCGGCCGGATCGCGGTCGCTCGCATCAATCGCGGCCTCGACATAGGGGACCCACGATGCGGCCTCGCAGGTCTCAGCGTGCGTGTAGGGGGCGACTGACCCGCCGAAAGTCGAAATGCCCATGGTGCCTCGCAGAGCGCCGCACGATCGCGGCATGGGAGAAAGATCTCGGCTCAGAAAAAAATCGCCACGGATCCGCAGACGCCTGCAGTCATCAGGACGAAGGCCAGCAGTTCAGCGGCCGGAACGAGGGCGCGGCGCAGAGCTCGGGCGCACGCAGACACTGCGTTGTGGATCATGATCAGGTGCCTTCCGAAGCGAGCCACAATCGGCTCTGCGGTGACGCTGTAGTTATGCGGCCCGACGCCTAAACAGACCAATAACAGAGGCCCGGCATCGCGGCTGGATACCTGCAAATCAATGGGCGGAGCGGAGGAAAGCTTCCTTCCGGGCGATGCGCTCACGGCGAGCACGACGGAAAACGCGCTGACGGGTCTGGGTGATCGACATGGGACATCTCGAGCTGCGCGGCACAATCGCCGCTGGGTCCGCACTGTTGCGGCTGGTGCGCCAGGTCAGGCCCGGCGCACGGGTCGCATCAGGGTCGGGGTGCCGTGAGGGCGTAGACGCTGGCCAGGAACAGGAAGGCCAGAGCGCCGAGGAGCGGGGCTGAGCAGCACATCAGGCGGAGAGAGCCGGGGCGGCCTCAGGGCCAGCACCGTTCAGGCTGGCGTCCAGCGCCGCCTCGAGGTCGGCAATCGCCTGATCAGGAGTAAGGCCGCTATCCAGCGAGCGGGCAGCGTTCTCAGCCAGGAGGTCAGAGAGCTGCAGGGCAGAGCGGATCTCGTTGCTCGTCATCGTCAGGGCACTCAGGAGCGATCCACAATCGGATCTGGGAGCGAACATAATCAGCCCCGAAGCCGTGTCAACGCATTTCCGAACGAAATCGCAAGCAATGGCGAGAACAGATGCAGTGATGCCGACGCGCCCGTGAGGTGACCAAGGTCAGAAGGGGTGGCCGGGCGCGATTAAGGAAAGTGCCAGCGGGGACGCGGACCGCACAGGGGGTCAAAAAGCGAGAACCAAAACCTCAAAAATCCGGCACGGACAATCGCAATACTTGGCGCTCGGGTGGCGATCGGCGACCCAGCGAAAGGGCCTGATAAAGCTGGGGCTGGCCGGAGACCGGATATGGGGCAAGAAAATCCACTCCGAGCCCGATTTGGCGGCTTTACTTGCGCGAGAGGCCGGAGCAGGTTGTGCGGACCGCGATAGTGCGGTGCATTGGAGAACGACGATGACGAAGAATGAGCTCGTGGCGCATCTCGCCGAGAAGTCGACCCTGAAGAAGAGCCAGGTCGGCGCGGTGGTCGAGGCGCTGAGCGATCTGATCCACGTCGAGCTGCGGAGCGGGCGGGATGTAATCATCCCCGATGTTGGCCGGCTGAGCGTGAAGGCGGTGGCCGAGCGTCGCGGCAAGAGCCCCGCGACTGGTCAGCCCTACGTGAAGCCCGCGCACAAGGCGGCAAAATTCAAGCCCGCGAAGGCGCTCGCCGACGTCGTGGCCTGATGGCCGGCGCTCACACCACCTATGCCTCGCAATTCGCGCTGGGGCAGAAGGTGTGCATCGGCGAGGATGATCAGACCGTCGCCACGGTGACCGGCATTCTCTGGAAAGCCGAAGTCCCGCAGGTCGAGGTCTCATGGATGAACAACGGCGCGCTGCAATGCGTCTGGGTTTCTCCGACCATCCTGAAGCCAGCCAATCGCTGATCGACGTCCCGGCCGCGGTGGCTAACGCTGCTGCGGCCGCTATCAAACAAGGTTGTGGACCAAGCCTGCAAAGGCGTTCACGGTGATCCCCCGCCGCTCTGAGCTCTGGCTTTATGGCTGCCCACAAAAGGGATCACTCGTGCCTGTTTCGCCTCTCTTGCTCCTCTCAAATCCAAATAGAAACGGGCCTGTCGGCGCTGACGAGGTCGAGGTGCGCGGCGCTCAGCTCGGAGGCGCATGCCGCATTACAGGGAGCGCAGAAGCACGCCTTCAACATCTATCTAGTAAGGATCTTGCACTTATCCGACACGCGATTTGGAAGAGCAATCAGCGAGGAGGCGTTCCCCGAGTCGATAGCGGCTATATAGACCGCGCAGTGGAATCCTCGGGGCCTACGTTTGAGCAAGCAGCGAATGATATGCTCTCTGCCATTCGCCGACGCAGCACAAGATTGGGCGAGCCTGTTGTAATATATGACACCAGCAAACCGGACAGAGTAGAACAGGAATTATGCACAATTGGGTGCATCGAGACCCGGCAGAACAACGAAAACATGAACCAGGGCAGCGCAAAACAACAAGTACAGTTTTATATTGATTACATGCATGAGCAGGGACTTATCAAGAAGACGCTTGGAGAGGGCGGCAACTCGGCTGTCAAGATCACGCCAGCTGGCGTCATTCATCTGGAGAGATTGCAGACAAAAATCGCGCAATCGCAGCAAGCCTTTGTTGCGATGTGGTTTGGGGCGGAGATGGGCGAAATCTGGCAGGATGGATTTGAGCCAGGCATTCGTGCGGCTGGTTATGCACCCATGCGCATCGATCAGCACACTCATCAGAACCGCATTGATGATGAGATTATTGCACAGATACGTCGATCTAAATTTGTGGTGTCGGATTTCACCACCGGTCATGTTAACACCGCCAATGGTGGCACAGAACTCGTACCTCGCGGTGGCGTCTATTTCGAAGCAGGTTTCGCTTTAGGCCTTGGCATCCCAGTAATCTGGACTATACGTGCCAACCAGATCAATGGCCTGCACTTCGACACAAGACAGTACCCTCATATTCTTTGGACTGACGCTGTTGATCTAAGGGCACAGCTGCAAGCGCGCATCGTCGCATTGATTGGTCAGGGCCCCCTGCCTACCCCTTAATCAGCCAGCATTCCGCTCCATGATGAAGTCGCGGAGCGCCATTGCGATGATCCGCTCCGGTGGCGCTTCGGCGTCCCGGGCAATCTTCCGCAGCCGCGTGTGCAGGTCCTTCTCCAATTCCACCACGTAGGTGCGCTTCTTCCTGGTGCTGAGGAGCTTCGCCTTGTCCGCCGGCGGGTGCGCCGACATCGCGTCGAGCGCCACGGTGTGCTTCACGACCCGCTCGACTTTCCGATCGACGATGGCGAGCGCAGGAGCATCTCCGGGAATCGTCAAACAAAGGCGGCCGCGCCCCGACCTGATCACGTAGCCGGCCTCGATCAGCCCCTCCACCGCTCGGTGCGCGGCTGATCTGGCCTTCACGCCCATGTGGTCGGCGATCTCCTGCAACGTGGGTGATTCCTCCTGCGCCTCGACCCGCCGCCTGATGAAAGTCAGAGCGCGGCATTGCCCGTTGGTCAGCCCTCGCATTCGTCTCCTCCGATTGATGCCATCTATCAATGCGGCATGACCGATTGACGCAATCAATGATGGTTTAGCGAGTCCGAGGAATCCCTTGGCCCGAAATGCTAAACCAACACATTGATATGACTCGCAAATTTCCGGTTGCCATACCGCACGGTTGGGGGCATGTGTTTCGCCACATCCCGAATTGCGTCCGCGGGCAGCGATGCCGAAGGTTCTCCCGGGCCGACGGCCGCCGCGGGCGCTGGTAGTCCAGAAGCCCCGCACTTCGCCTCGCGAACGCGGCTACAGCAGTCGGTGGGACCGAGCTTCGGAGCAGCATCGTCGGAAGCACCCTTTCTGCATCTGGTGCGACCAGGAAGGGCGCCTCGAATTCGCGAAGGTGGTCGATCACAAGATTCCGATCGCCGACGGTGGGGCGATGTTCGATCCGGCGAACTGGTGGGGCCTCTGCATCCGGCATCACGGCCTGAAGGGCTCGATGGAGATCCACGCGCGCCAGATCGGGCAGCTCGATCAGTTGCCGCTGTGGTGCGACGACCCGAGCGCCCGACCAGCAAGGTTTAATTCAGGCTCGCCGATCCGTTGATGAAGGCGAGCAACGCCGCGTTGATTTCCGCCATGCGGTCGGGAGAGGGGCGGCGGTACATCGGCGAGTGACGATCCTCGGCGCCGACGCTGCCCATGAGGGGGATCGCGATCGGCTCGTCGATCAGGAGCGTCCCACCGCCGGGCTTCGCGAGGCGCTCGCAGGGCGCGGCGGAGAAAGTCGATCCGGGAAAGGCCGCTTCGAGGCGTTCGACGAGATCTGACCGCCGATTATCGTCGTCGAGGATGGTCGACGGCAGCAGGAGCATGAACTGCGTCGTCTCGGGGCAGCCGGCAAATGGGTCGCGGCGGGCGTCGGGCATGCTGGATCTCCAGCGGCAGATGTTCTTTTTTCGTTCTAGTGCTGAGACGAGTCAATTCAGGGCTGCGGCTCTGTGGATAAGGATTTCAGCCATGGCGATCCTGATGTCGGCCGAGAACCCGGGTGGCGCGAAGCTCGAGGAGCACCTGCGCGACATGATCGGGGAGATCGAGGCGAAATGCGCCAAGATCGCCGACGATCCGCGGAACGTGGCCAAGGACGTCCACCGCAACAACAGGGACATCATCGCCCGGTTGCGTGAGTGCGTGACGCTCCAGGAGCACAGCCAGCGGATCCTGACCGAGGCCATGGGCGCGGATCGCGGCCCCACCGGCGTCCCGCGGATCGGCAAGGGCTCGCCCGGCCATCCCGACGTGGCCAGCCGAGAGAACGACGACGGCTCCTGATGTCATGTCCAAGGCCAGTCTCGCACAGGTAGGGCAGGGCGATGCGAAGGTGGTCGCGCACCCGGGCTTTCGGGAGCTGCCGCCCTGTCGCGCCGCGCTGAAGACCGAGAAGGCGAAGCGCACCTACGACGAGCTCGCTCGGCTAATCTGGAATGCCGGCCGGCTCTCGATCGACATGCACATGACGCTGTCGACCTACGCGGGGCTGCTCGACCAGATCGAGCGGATCGAGACCGAGGGCCTGACGCCCCGGGCATCGTGGTTCACGGGGCTGCTCGCGGCACAGAAACGGCTGGCTCTCGATGACCTCGACAAGCCGATCTCCGCGCCGAAGGAAGCGCCCGTCAACCGGTACGCGCGCTTCGGTTTCTCGGGAGGTCGCTGACCATCGCTTTGCCCAGGTCGACCTGAAGGGCGATCTGATCCCTGACTACGTCGGCATGGCCGAATGGTACGCCCAGGCCGTCGTACAGGGCGCGGTGGTGGCCTGCCGCTGGGAACGGCTCGGCTGCCACCGCTTCCTCCACATGCTGCAGGAGGCCAAGAAGCCCCGCAGCGAGTTCATCTTCGACGCGGACCGGGCGAACGACGCCTGCGCCTTCATTGAGACGCTGCCGCACATCAAGGGGTTCGCCGGGACGATCATCCTGGAGCCGGTGCAGTGCTGGTGGCTGGCGGCGATCTTCGGATTCCGCGAGCGTGACACCGGTCGGCGCTGGGTTCGAGAGGTGGCTTTCTGGGTTCCGCGGAAGAACGCCAAGACGGCGCTCTCGGTCGGGATCGTCCTGTACTGCCTGAACTACGAGGGTGAGCCGGGCGCCGAGGGCTGCGTCGCGGCGGGCTCTGAGAAGCAGGCCGATATCCCGTACCTCGCCATCCGGCAGACGCTGGAGAAGGAGCAGGAGCTTCGGTCCTGGCTGATGGCCAAGGACACGACGGAGACGATCAAGTTCCGGCGCACCGGCGCCGAGCTGAAGCTCCTCGCGGGCCGCGCGCCGAACCTCGACGGCCTCAACCCGCACGTCGTGCTTGCCGAGGAGGTCCACGCGCAGAACCAGGACGTCATCGGCGTGCTGAAGAGCGCGCAGGGCGCCCGGCAGCAGCCGCTGTGGCTGGGCATCTCGACGGCGGGGCGCAACGCCTCGGGCCCGGCATACGATGGCTGGAAGTCGGACCAGCAGGTGCTGGAGGGCAAGCTGCGCGCGGATCGTGTCTTCGTCGCGATGTACGCGGCCGACCCGGGCGACGAGGACAATCGCTTCGACCCGGGCGTGGTCGAGAAGCTGAACCCGCTCTACGGGATCTCGCTGAACCCGACCTCCCTGGAGACCGAGGAGCGCGAGGCCCGGAAGAGCGAGGCGAAGCTCCAGGAGTACAAGCGCACTCGGCTCAATATCTGGAGCCGAGCCGCCGGCAACCTCTTCTCGGTCGAGCAATGGGACGCCTGCGGGGACCGCAAGCTTACGCTGGACGCCCTGAAGGGCTTCCCGATGTTCGTGGGTGTGGACCTCGCGAGCCACTCGGATCTGAACGCGGCCTGCTTCCTGATCTGCGTGGAGGACGTCCTCTATGCGGTGTTCCGGTACTGGCTTCCGGAGCGATCGCCGCGGTTCCAGGATGATCGGTACGCGGACCAATTCCAGGCGTGGGCCGATGCCGGCTACCTGACCCTGACGAAGGGCAGCCACGTCCACCACCCGACGATCCGGAACGACGTGCTCGGCATGATCCGCGGGCACAACGTGGCCGGCTTCGCCTTCGACCAGCACCAGGCCGATTACCTCATGGGTGAGGTCGAGGCCGAGGGCTACACCGCCTACATCGTCCCGAAGGTCGCCCGGCACATCACCTACGCGACCGACGACATCATGACCCGCCACGCGGAGCCGAGCCGCTTCCAGCACGACGGGAATCCGATCTCATCGTGGATGGCCGGCAACGTGGTCGGTCACCGGGACGCCAACGACAACGTGCTGCCCAAGAAGGAGCAGCGCGGCTCGAAGCAGTCGATCGACGGCATGGACGCCCTGATCTCCGCGGACGCCGCCCGCCTCCAGGCGGATGCCGGCAACATCGCGGCCGGGATCAAGGTCGAGAAGCCCTCAATCTACATGAACCGCGGCCTGATCGGATTCTCCTGATGGCGATGACCGAAGCCGAGATGTGGGCGGGCCTCGCCAAGTCGGATGAGGCGGGGCAGCTCGTCTACTCCGGCCCGGCGCAGGACCCGCGCGAGGCCATCACCCGCGAGATGTACGATCGCGGCTGGGACGATCTCGGCTTTCTCGGCGTCGGCCGGGGCTACTACCAGGGCAGCGCCATCGGTCTCGCGCTGCTGATCCAGTGCGCGGACGTGAAGGCCCGGGACATCTCCAAGGCCGAGATGCTCCAGTGGCGCCGCAACGGCCGCGGCTGGCAGATGATCGAGCCGCGCAAGGGCGAGCTCGCCTACCACCTGATGACGAAGCCGAACGGCACGGCGATGACGTGGCCGGAGTTCTGGCGGATGGTCGTGCTCCACTTGGAGGTGGCGCAGAACGCCTACGTGTACACGCCGCGCGACCGCGAGGACACGATCGAGGAGTACATCCCGATCATGCCTGGCCGGGCCCGCATGCGCGTCAGCGACAGGGGCAACATCTTCTACGAGATCGTGGCCGCGACCGAATACGAGCGGGCCGCCCTCGGCGACACCTACCTGATCGTGCCCGAGCACGAGATGATCCACCTGCGCGGGCGGCTCCTCGACGGTGTCAACGGCCTGTCTAACCTCGCGCTGGGCGGCCCGAACCTCGACCTGCTGTCCGCGATCGGCCGCTATCAGACCAAGCTGTTCGGCAACGACGGCAAGCAGCCGCTGGTGTTCGAGACGAAGGAGGGCTTCGCCACCACCGAGCAGGGTGAGGCCGCCTTCCGCCGGCTGAAGGATCAACTCCGCGAGGCGGCCCGCCGGGCGACCAGCAGCGGCGAGGCGATCCTTCTGGAGGCCGGGCTCACAGCGAAGCCGGTCGCGATCAACTCGGTCGACGCCCAGAGCAAGGACAGCTTCACGCAGGCTGTCATGCGGATCTGTGGCCTCATGGATGTGCCGCCGCACCGGATCTACGCGCTGGAGGCCGTGGCCTACAACAACATGTCGGCGATGAACCGGCAGTACGTGAATGACTGCCTCATGCCGCTGGCGGTCAACATCGAGACGAAGTTCCGGAATCACTCGCTGCCGGAAGAGCAGTGGCCGATCTACAGCCTCCAGTTCGACCGCTCGGCCCTGATGTCGAACGATCCGGACACTCTGGAGAAGCTGGTCAAGGCCGGCATGAGCTCCGGCCTCATGACCTTCGACGAAGGCCGCGAGGTCATGCCGTTCCGGCTGAACCCGCTGAAGAAGGGCGGCGACCAGCGCACGGTGCCGGTCAACATGAGCCTGATCGACGCCAACGGCGAGGTCGTCCATGCGGCGACCGGTCAGAACCCGACACAGCCAGGCGCCGGTGAAGGCGAGAGCCCGGACAACAACGCTGGCAAGGCGGGCCCGCGGCTCGTCCACACCGCAGGAGCAGCCTGATGGCCTCGAAGCGCGTCTCGATCGACGAATATCTCGGCTCGCGTGGCTACGGCGGCGTGGAGCGCAAGCACTTCGCCCGCGACGACGGGCTGGTGCTCAAGGCGCTCCCGGCCGCCATGGTCGAGAAGGCCAAGTTCGACAAGGACGCGGGCACCATCCGCTTCGTCATGTCGGCCGAGATCGAGGACCGGGACCGGGACATCGTGGTTCAGGCCGGCCTCGACACCGCGCAGTTCGAGAAGAACCCGGTTGCCCCGTGGGGGCATCAGGCGCGCGACATGCCGGTCGGCCAGTGGTCGGACATCCAGAAGACGCTCACCGGGCGCCCGAAGCGCACCGAGGGCACGCTGAACCTGACGAAGGGCGAGCCGCAGGCCGACCGGCTGGCGCTCCACCTCGAGGCCGGGTCGATCCGGGCCTGCTCGATCGGCTTTATGCCGAAGACCATTGAGCGCCGCGAGGTGCCCGAGGATCAGCGGGATTCCTACTTCTACCCGGGCTACATGATCCACGAGGCCGAGCTGTACGAGTGCTCCCCGTGCTCGATCCCGGCCAACCCTGCCGCGCTGGCCAAGGCCGCAGCCGAGGGCGACACGCTGTCCCGCGAGATGATCGAGCAGGTGCTCGACTGCTGGGACCTGAAAGACGGCCTGATCGTGCCCCGCAAGGCGTTCGAGGACGCGCACCGTGACTCTCGGCCGGCCAAAAGCACCGTGGTGTTCGGCGGCAAGACGTTCGAGGTGAAGGCGGGCGAGGGCGGCGCACCGGTCCTGGCGCCGATCGAGCCCAGCGAGGCCGAGCGCTTCGCCGAGGCGATCGAGAAGGAGCCCGGCGTCGTGGATCGGGTCCTGCTGGCCCTCGGCCTGAAGAGCAAGACGGGCGAGGCTGACCCGAAGCCGGCCGAGGACGGCAAGAAGCCCGCTCCCGAGCCGACCCCGGAGCAGAAGCTCCGCGATCAGTTTGCCAAGGACATCCCCGCGCTCGAAGCGCGGCACGCACTGCTCGAGGCGTCGGCCCGCGAGGCCGCCCTCGACGAGGAGATGGCGCTCCACAGCGCCGCCTGACCGGCCGCACCTCCAACCGGAGCCCTTCGGGGCGCATCACCAATAGGCCGGCGCTGGTGCGGTGCGCGGTCTTTCGAGTCGTGGGAGAATGACATGGACCTGAAGACCCTGCGCCAGCGCCTGAAGGACGGCCGCGCGCGCCTCGTGGACCTGAAGGCCAAGGCCTTCGCCGAGAACGCCTCCACCGAGGACCGGACCGCCTACACCGACGGCCTGAAGTCCTGCGAGGACACCCTGGAGCAGATCAAGCTGGCCGAGCGCGAGCAGGCGATCGAGGCGGCGGCATCCAAGGGCGCCAACGATCCGGCCGGCGGCGAGGGCGCTGAGGGTGGCGAGCGCCGTCCCTATGCGTCCCCCGCCAAGACGGTGAAGGATTACCAGAAGGCGCTCCTGCCGGTCGCCGCCCAGGCCAAGGCCGCCATCCTGAACAAGCAGTCGCAGGAGAGCGGCTCCGGCGAGCGCATCAGCCCGGTCGACCTGCTGAAGCAGGAAGGCTACGGCGAGGTGCTCAAGGAGCTCGACGCCAAGGCGCGCGAGCAGCGCTTCAAGGCCGGCCTCGCCTCGGGCGTCAGCGGAGGCGTGCTGCTGCCGCAGCCGGTGGCCGACGAGATCATCCCGATCCTCTATCCGGCCGCCACCTTCCTCCAGGGCAACCCGCGCCGCGTGCAGCTCATCGGCGGCACGTACCGGCAGGCCCGCGGCGTCGGCTCGGCGACCGCGGCCTACGTCGGCGAGGGCGCGAAGAAGCCCGTCGGCGCGCCGACCTTCGACGACATCGACATGCGGAGCCACAAGCTCGCCGGCATCGTCTACATGACGAACGAGGCGGCCAAGTGGACCATCGGCCGGCTTGAGGACTACGTCCGGACCGACCTGCAGCGCGTCATGGGTCTGAAGATGGACTCGGCGATGTACTTCGGCACCGGCGCCGGGGCCACGCCGACCGGCATCTACAACCAGGACGGGATCACCGTCATCGACGGCTCGGCCGCGGGTCTGTTCGCCAACAGCCGGGCCCCGACCTACGCCGAGCTCGACCGGATCGCCTCGCGCATGATGCTGGCCCTCACCGGCGCCAACATCGTCCGGTCGGACACCTGGCGGTGGACGATGGGCTACCGCTTCCAGCAGTACCTCGCCGACATGCGCGACGGGAACGGCAACCAGATCTACCCGGGCGTCGACGATCCGGTGAACCCGCGCTGGAAGGGCATCCGCATCCTGGTCTCGAACCAGTTCGCGGAGAACGGCGGCGCCAACACCGACGAGGGCGATCTGGGCCTCGTCGACTTCGGGCACGTGCTCTTCGCCGAGGAGGAGGGCATGACCATGAAGACCTCCACCGAGGCGACCATCGACGACGGCGGCACGCTCGTCCTGCTCTGGCAGCAGAACATGAGCGCGATCCTCTGCGAGATGCAGCACGACGTGACCCTCGACCAGCCCAAGGCCGCGGTCCGGCTGACCCACGTCCGCGCGGGTTCGCCCTCCACCGTCGCCTGATCGGCGTCCGCATAGCCGCGCGCTGGCTCCGGCTGGCGCGCGGCACGCAGCGGCGACGTCATCGCCGAGCTCAGCATCACAGGGACGACGGACATGGCGAAGAACGTGGCCACGGTCGAGGATTTCGAGAAGCTCAAGAACGCCGACACCGGGCTGGTGCCGATGTCGTTCCTGGTGCCGACCATCACCGAGCGGAAGGGCGACATCCGCGGCGCCGAACCCGGCACGGCGCTCCGCTGGTACAACGACGGGCTGGCCGAGCCGCTCAAGAAGCTGAGCGCGCAGCCGGCGCAGCAGCAGACGGTCCAGGTGGACCCGGACGCCGAGCGCAAGGCCGCCATCGAGATTCCGGCTTCCTGGGACGACGACCACCACCTCCAGCGCATCGCGCTCGCCAAGAAGATCGCCGGCAGCGACGCCAGCCTGAACGCGGAGCAGGCCGACAAGATCATCTCGGACGAACTCGCCCGGCGCGCGGCGGCCGGCACCGGTCCGAACGCCCTGACCACGCAGCAGACCGTCACCCGCTGATGGCCGGCGATCAGAAGGACGGCGCGGACGCCCCGCGCCAGCCGCGCTCCTCGGACGCGGAGGTCGAGCGCTACCGCGCCGATCGCCAGCGTCCGAAGAAGCTCGCGCGTCCGCTCTCGGACAAGATGGCCGTGCCCGGCGCTCGCCGCGGCTACGAGACGAAGTGAGGCGACGACGTGGACGTGCGTCGCATCTCCGATCCGCTGACGCCTGAGGCGAAGCTCGAGGTCGTCACGCTGGAGAAGGCGAAGGCGCACCTGCGCGTGCGGCACGCGAGTGAGGACGAGCTGATCTCGGACCTCATCGTCACCGGCTTCGACTTCTTGCACGGCCCGGACGGCTGGCTGAACGGCTACTGCCTCCTCGCCGAGACCTTTGAGGCGTTCCTCCCCGGCATCCAAGTGACGGCCGAGGTGCCGTTGCGGCCGGTTGAGGACGTTGACTCTGTCAGCGTGGCGCGGCTCGCCGGCGGCTCCTACGAGGTCGAGCCGACCGGCGCCTTTGTGGTCGCGACCGAGAACAACTTCGCTGTCATCGCCCGGCTGGCGGCCGCGGCGCCGGATCTCGCGGCAGCCCCCGTCAATCCGCTGGCCTATCGCGTCACCTTCACAGCGGGCCATGCGAGCGCGGCCGATGTGCCGATGCCGCTGAAGCAGTCGATCCTTCTGCTGGTCGGGCAGTGGTACGCGAACCGCGAGGCCACCGGGACCGTCTCGCGCGAGATCGAGTACGGGCTCAAGGCCCTGGCCGGCCGCTTCCGGGTCAGCCCCAACCACTCCTGACCATTCGGCGATCGCCGGCTGATGCAGAGGTGCGAGATGAGGACGTGGAAAGCCGTCACCATTGCGCTGCTGGTGCCGCTGCTGATGGCCCAGGAGATCCCCTACAAGGGACCGCCGGGCGGCTACACGGTCGACAACCCGCTGCCGGCGATGACCATGCCGTTCCGCCGGCTGCACTCGGCGCCGATACGGCTGAAGGACATCGGCCCGACCCCCAAGAGCTTTCCGATCAACCGCCCGGTCGGAGCCACCACCTACCGCATCGTGAACCCCTGCGACGTGGACATCCGGCTGCTCGGCACGATGAGCGCGGGCGACGCCGTCACCGAGGACACTGGGGTGCTCTACCTCGCGCGGACCGAGGCCACGATGGGCACGAGCCGGCCCAACTTCATTTCGGCGATGACCGTGGGCGCGCCCGGCGCGACCTGCACGCCCGAGATGCACTACGGCGTGAGCGGCGGCTGATGCGTGCGCTGCTCTCAATCGCGCTGTGTCTCGCGCTCGGCATCGCCAGTACCGCCGATGCTCGGCCGATCGGCTACAGCTTCAAGGGCGTCCAGGGCCCCGTAGGTCCCGCCGGTCCGCCCGGTCCGAAGGGAGACCCCGGTGACGCAGGACAGCCCGGCGCGCCCGGCCCCGCTGGCGATGTGGGCGCAGCAGGCGCTCGAGGCGCAGACGGTGGCCCTGGACCTGTCGGCCCGGCTGGGCCTCCTGGCCGTGACGGCGTCGATGGTGTGGCTGGACCTGCTGGTGCCCCCGGCCCGCGCGGAGACGCCGGTCCAGCGGGCCCGGCGGGAAGCCCCGGCGCGAACGGCGCGGCTGGTCCGAAGGGGGATCCCGGAGCCACTGGCCCGGCAGGGCCTGCGGGTGCTGTAGGAGCCAAGGGCGATGCTGGTCCGAAGGGTGACGCCGGCGCAGCGGGCGCAGATGGCGCGCGAGGCCCTCAGGGCGATCGCGGGCTTCAAGGCCCGGCTGGCCCTGCTGGAGATGCAGGCGCGGATGGAGCGACCGGCCCTATGGGTCCGGCTGGCGCTCAAGGGAGCCAGGGCGTTCCTGGACAGGTGGGAGCGACAGGAGCGGCGGGTGCTGCGGGAGCAGTAGGCCCGAAGGGAGACACGGGTGCCACAGGAGCAACCGGCGCGACCGGCGCCAAGGGTCCGCAAGGCGATGTCGGCCCTGCTGGTGCAACTGGCCCGGCTGGACCCGCCGGCCCCGCAGGCGCACAGGGCAGCACTGGACCTGCAGGCCCTGCTGGATCCGCCGGCGCAACCGGAGCGGCCGGCCCGAAAGGCGACACGGGCGCCACGGGTCAAACCGGCGCCACGGGCCCGAAAGGCGACGCCGGACCGCAAGGCCCCCAAGGGCTGACCGGTCCGGCCGGCCCGAAGGCCTCGGTCTTCGTCTGCAACGCCACAATCGGCGAGACGATGCTGATCTCGGTCTCATCCGGGATCCGCTCGAAGACCGGCATCGCCTGCTCGGGCGTGCTCACTACCGACGTCCTCGAGGTCTACCCGACCACCTCGGCCGGCCTGCCTGAGGGCTACGCCGTCCATCACGCGCTGCCGACGGCGGCGAACACCTTCCGGGCGGTGTTGAGCGTCCCGGCGCTCGGGATCGGCGCCTCCTATTCCATCCCGGTCGCAGTCTACGCGGTGAACCGCTGATGCCCGCTGCTGCCGGCCCCATGAACCAGCAGGTGCAGTTCTTGCGCCGCGTCGCTGGAGAGTATCAGGCCTACGGCGACTGGCAGTGGGCCGCGTACAGCTTCGAGCGCCCGACGACGATCAGCTACGGCGGCCTTCAGCTCTGGGGCAAGAGCGGCCGGCTGACGGTCCGCAACAGCGAGCTCGCGATCACGCTGAAGACCAGCGACCGCGTGCGGATGGGCGACGCGGTGCTCCAGATCATCACCGTGAAGACGCCTGCCCGGACCGAGGACGATCTCGATATCGAGGTGCAGAGCGCGCTGACGGCGGACCTCTACGAGGATCTGATGGACGGCCGCGGCGAGATGATCACGCTGCGGCGCCTCGGCCAGGGCGCACCGATTGACGCGCAGGTCCGGGCCATCGTCACTGGCTTCCAGCCCGACGAACTCGCCAGCGGCGTGATCCAGGGCAACCGCCGGGTGTTCCTGTTCGCGCCGGACGTCGCGGCTGCAGCTTTCCCGGTGCCGATCAAGAACGGTTCGACGGACCGACTCGTCATTCGTGGGCGCACCCTCACCGTCGAAGCGGTGGACGACAGCACTCACCGGGTTGGGGGCGAGTTACTGGCCTACGACATCCAGGCGAGCGGCGCCTGATGGCGACGGCTCGCACCTCGACCAAGATCGACCCGATTGAGAGGGACATCGCGCTAATCCTGAGAGAGGATCTGTCCGACGAGGCGCAGGCGCAGCAGCTTCGGGCTACAGCGCAGCAGGCACTGGCGGAGGCCGAGGCGACCAACAAGGCCGCCCTCGGCTACGTCCCGACGCATGACACCTTCGTGGACGGCGCCCAGCGCACCGACCTGTCCGGGGTGAAGGCGAACAGCATCGTCGCCTTCGAATTCCACCTGCTGCTCGACGTGATCCAGTACGTGGACGAGCAACTCATCATCCATTCGCCGGTGGGTAGCCGGGCGAAGGCGGCGGGCACTCGCTACAACGAGAGCCACGTGTGGTTCGCGGACGGTGTCGAGTTCACCGATCCGTACAACCCGCCGCCGGCCGAGCAGTACGCCGTCGTCAACGCTACTCCATATGCGAGGAAGATCGAGCGCGGCCTCAGCCCGCAGGCGCCGGATGGTGTCTATGAGGGCGTCGCGGTCCTGGCGAAGCGGCGCTACGGCAACGTCGCCTATGTCGGCTTCGGCTACCGCTCCCTGCCGGCCGGCGCTGTTGGGGCGTGGGCGCAGACGGCTTCGGCCGCAGCGCTCGCACGGCGCGTCCGCGGCGGACGGCCAGACCGGCATTCCGACTGGCTGACCCGTCAGCCGGCCATCATCATCGACCCGGGCAGGTAGCCATGATCAAGTCTGTGAAGGTCGCCTCGCAAGGCGGCATGGGATTTGGCACCCGTGTGGTGGATGCCGAGAGCGGCGCCGAGGTCCATGGTGTCGAGAGGATCGCCATTCCTGAATTCGGGGCGGATGATTTGATCCGCGTCGAGTTGCGGCTCGCCCTGATGGAATTTGAGGTGGAGGGCCGGCCGCACTTTCAGATGATCGACCCCGGGTCGGGCGTCATTATGGACGTCGCGAGTATCACCTTCGCCGACGGCACCGAGTTCAAGGCCGCCTGATCCATGCCGCAAAAGGCCGTCGTCGATGCCGTTGAGCATCGGCTCGATACCCTGTGGGGCTCGCCGGAGATGATCCTGGCGCGCGCCGCGGTGAACCTGCCGGGCTGCCCGGTCTTCGGGATCAACCTCCAGGGTGACGTGCCCGAGGACGGCAGCGTGTTCGCCGAAGTGCAATACCCGATCGCAAACGTCACGCAGATGGATCTGGCCGCCCGGCACTACCGGGAGGAGGGCACGATCCGCCTGATCGTGAACGCGCAGCGCGGACTCGGCGTGCAGGATGGGCTTCGGCTCACGGACATGCTGGCTGCAATCTTCCGCAGCAAGAAGTTCGACGGCGTGCAGACCTGGGTGCCGTCAACGCCGATCATCGACGATCGCAACGATCAGGGTAACTATTTCCCGGTGTCGTTCAGCGTGCCTTACCACTTCTATTTCACCGACGACGCGGGCTTCTACGCCTGAGCCGGTGCTGTGATCCTCGCTGCGGGCGAGGTTCTTCGAGGCCCGCAGTGGCCTGATCTCTGGAGAGAGTTATGGCAGGCGATATCACCACCGCAACTGGTTCGAAAATCTTCATCGGGCCTGCTGTTCTGCCGACCGTGGACACACAGACCGAATATGAAGCAATTCCCGACGGTAGCTGGGTCGAGGTCGGAATGGTCGAGAGCCTCGGCGAGTTCGGTGATCAGTCGAGCACCGTCAACTTCGCCTCGCTCAACGACGGCCGTCAGCGCAAGGCGAAGGGCATCCGCGACGCGGGCGATCTCGCCCTCACCGTGGCTCGTGTCGCTACCGATGCTGGCCAGAAGGCTCTGATCGCGGCAGAGGCGACCAATAACAAGTTCGCGTTCAAGGTGGTCTACCCGGATCGCCTGACCCCAACCGGCACCGACGGCATCGACTACTTCCGCGCCCTGGTGATGTCGAAGCGCGGTAACGTCGGCAGCTCGGACAATGTAATTCGCCGCGCCTTCACGCTCGGAATCGACTCCGCGATCGTGGAGGTCGACCCGACCTGATCGCCCTCACCATCCTCGCGCGTCGGGCTGACCACCCGGCCGCGGGAGCTTCCCCGACGAGCATAGGTGACGCATGAAACTTTCAAGCCTCAAGATCAATTCGACTCGCGCCGAGCAGGGGGCTTGGGTCAAGGACATACCGGGCATGGGCGATCTCCGCCTTCGGGTCCGCGGCTTCAGCAACTCCGACTATGCCGCGTTCATGGCGCGCGAGGTGGCTGCCGTGCCGCGCGATCAGCGTGAGGGCGGCCGGCGCGACGGCGCGCTCAAGCAGAAGGCTCGCGACACCCTCCTGCTCCGCGGCATGGTCGAGCACATCCTGGTGGACTGGGATGGGCTGACCGACGACAACGACAAGCCGCTCCCGTTCTCGAAGGAGCAGGCGATGGATCTCCTGCTGGATCCGGACCTCCGGCCGTTTCGTGAGGCTGTCGCCTTCGCCGCCGGCGAGGTCGAGGAGGCCGAGTCGGACCGGGTCGAGGCCGTGGTGGGAAACTCCTCGCCTGCCTCCGGTGGCAAACCGAGTGGGCGCCGCAAGCAAAGCACATCCGCCGGTTAGAGGCTGAAGGGCACCCGCTGCCAGAGGAATACTTGGAACGCCCGCTCCTGATCTCCGGCGCCGAGTTCCTCTGGCACGCCTTCTGGGAGCTTACCACAGACCGGCAGTTGGGCTTTGGCGCCGAGGGCCGGATCCCAGCGACATCCATCAGAACCTTCGCTCGCGACCACGGCATCGTGGACCCAGACGATTACGCCTGGTTCCTCGCCGTGATGCGCGAGATGGATGCGGAGTACCTCGGCCAGCGGGTCCCGCGTGGCCCGAATGAGATCGTGAACCAGACCCCCATGACGGACGTGAAGGGCCTCCGCGGCCTCTTCCGGAAGCACGCCAAGAAGCCCGCCTCTACGACCGAGGCTTGATCGCGCTGCGCTTCTCGCCTGTCCCGGTGTTGACGCAGGTCGACTCCGTGGACGGCGAGGCCAGCCGGCTTTGCCCCACGTCGAAGGTCAGCCCGCCGTATGCCCGCTGGGCCGCGAAACAGGCATCCACGGTGTCGAACTCAGCCGACCCGCTCGTGACCGTGCCGTTCCCGGCCAACGTGACCCACAGCAGGACCCACTTCATGCGTTTCTCCCTCGCGGCCTGACGCGGATTCGCACGGATCCCTGATGCCGACAATCGAATCCATCCGCCGGATCACGGTGCAGTACCGCTCCGAGGGCGCCGAGAAGGTGCGCTCCGATGCGGATGCTGTTGCCGCCGCGCAGACCCGCATGGGCGATGCCGCGGAGGCCGCCAGCGTCACGACGGAGGTCGCCAGCCGCCGCACGCTGAGCGCCGCGGGCGCCTATGACCGGCTGTTGGCCAAGATCGACCCGATGGTTCGGCAGCAGCAGATGCTTGAGCGAGCCACGCGGACGGTTGATCGCGCCTTCGAGCAGGCTGCCATCTCGGCGACGGAGCACGCCCGCACCATCACAATGCTGCAGGAGCGCTACGGGACGGTCGCGACGGCAGCACAGCGATCGGCCCGGGACATTCAGGCGGCGTGGCGCGGGCTCGGCGACCAGGGCGCCAAGGTGCTGGAGAACATCGAGGCCAGCCGGCGCCTTGGCGCGCTCGGTGGAGGCGGCGCCCCTGCCGCTGCGAACGAGAACCGCCGACTCCGTGCCGATCAGGTCCAGAACCTGGCCTATCAGGCGGGCGACATCGTCTCCTCGATCGGCAGCGGCAGCAACCTGTCGACGGTTGCGTTCCAGCAGGGACCGCAGATCGCGCAGGTGTTCGGTGGCCCGGGCGGAGCGAGCATCAGGGGCGCCTTCACCCAGGCGGGTGAGGCCGCGTCCAGCCTTGCGACGCGGATCGGGCTCGTCGGGGGCGCGTTCGGTGTCGTGACGACGGCGGTGCTGGCTGGCGTGGCTGCATTCCAGTCCTACGCCTCGACGCAGATGGCGCTGGCGCAGAACCTCACCGGCGTTGGTCGCGCCTCGGGGGCCACTGTCGGCCAGATCAACGCCATCGCGTCGGCCAGCGCCGCCGCTGGGAATGTCTCGGTCCGGTCGGCACGGGAGATGGCGGGCGAGTTCGCCGCCACGGGCAAGATCGGCACCGAGGTGTACGGTGGCCTGATCGGGTCAGTGAAGGACTATGCGGCGACCACGGGTCAGGACGTGCCCTCCGCGACCAAGGCACTCGCTGAGGCATTCGCGGATCCGGCCCGCGGCGCCGACATCCTCGACAAGCAGCTCGCGGTCCTGAACGACACCACCCGGGAGAACATCCAGCGCCTCGCCGCGCAGGGTGATCGGCTGGGCGCGCAGAAGGCGCTCCTCGACGCCTACCGGACGGGGCTCACCAGCGCGACGGAGCTGACGAGCGGCTGGGCGCGAGTGACCGCTGCGGCCGGCGCTACCATCTCCAACGCCTTCGACCGGGTCGGCCAGGCCGTCGACCACTTCGTCACCGGCGGCGATCTGGAGACCAAGATCGCGGATCTGCAGAAGGTGCTGGCCACTCCGCCGGGCTTCCTGGAGCGGTTCAGCAGCACCCGACCGGCCCTTCAGTCGGAGCTCGAAAAGCTGCTCGAGCAGCAGCGGAAGCTTCAGGCGGCGAGCGCGCAGGCCCAGGCGAACCAGACCAGCCTGCGCATCGGTGAGATCGTCAAGTCGCTCAACCCCTTCAGCGAGCAGCTCAAGCGGATCGAGGATCAGGCCAAGGACATCGCCACGAACCTCTCGAAGATCCCTTTTGACGAGCAAGGCAACGCCCGGCGCGCGATGGAGGGGCTGCTCGCCCAGGCCAAGCAGCTTCGCGCGGACATGGAGGCTGGCGGCTCGTCCTATGCCGATGCGATCCGGGCCGCGCAGTTCCAGCAGCGCACCATCGGCTTCACGCAGGAGGGGCAGACTGCCGCCCAGATCAACGAGAACGCGGCCAACAAGCGCCTCGACGCCCTCCGCAACGCCTCCACGAACACGGATCAGTCCGCGTTCGAGAAGCAGATGCAGTCGATCGAGACCGAGCGGCAGCTTCTGTTCCAGAACCTGGAGAAGAACACCACCCTCCAGCAGAATCAGATCGGTGGCGCCTTCTCGCGCATGTCGGCGGCGGTGCAGCAGCAGATCATCGGCGCGGCCCAGCAGTTCGGGCGGATCCCGGCCAACATCATCGCCGGCATCGCGGACAAGGAGTCGAGCGGCAACCCGAACATCGGGCAGACCAAGGTCATCGATCCCCGCACCGGATTGCCGGCATCGACCGCCTATGGCCTCGGTCAGGTCACGGTTGGTACGGCCCGGGAAGCTGTTCGTCTGGGCTACCTGCCGCCGACGTTCGATCGCACCGACCCCAGCCAGGGGGCCGCCGGCATCGCGGGCGTGCTGTCAATGAAGCTGGATCAGGCCGGCGGCGACCTGAACAAGGCGATCCAGAACTACTATGGCAGCCAGAGCCCGGCGGCGAACCAAGCCTATGCCGCCGACGTGCTCCGGCGGGCCGGCCAGATGGGTGACCCGTCCACCGGGGCGCAGATCCGCGAGCAGGACCAGTACCAGCGGGCGCTGCGCGATCAGCAGCAGCAGCTCCAGAACATGACCCAGAATTATGGGAAGAACGGGCTGGCGCTTGAGGCTGCGGCCGAGGCGTCCCGGCGCTACAACGCCCTCCTCGACGCGGGCGTGCCGGCGAATGACGCGCTGGCCGCCTCGGTGAAGGGACTGGCTCAGCAGACGGCGACCGCGGCGCAGCAGGTGCGGCTGACGCAGTTCGCCAGTGACATCGGCTTCGACCGGGAGCAGCTCGGGCGCGACCGTTACGATCAGAGCGCCTTCGCCCGCGCCCGGTCCACGGTGGGCGATACCACTTCGCCGGCCGCCGTCGCGGTGATCGACCAGTCTCGGCAGAACCAGTACCTGACGGACGCTCGGTCCACCCTCACCAGCGCGGCCACCGACTTCGCCACGGCGCTGTCGCATGGTGGTGACGCGGCCAAGGCCTTCAGCAGCGCGCTTAGCAGGATCAGCGACAGGCTCCTGGGCGGTGTCCTCGACTCGCTGGTGGGCTCGTTGTTCAAGAGCGGTGGCGGGCCGCTCAGCAAGCTCTTCGGGTTTGCCGAGGGCGGTTACACGGGCGACGGCGGGAAGTACCAGCCGGCCGGCATCGTCCATGCTGGCGAGTATGTGATGCCGGCGCACGTGGTGAAGAGCTACGGGCGGAGCTTCTTCGACGGGATCAGCGGGCTGCGCGGCTACGCCGATGGCGGGTTCGTGGCCATGCCGCAGATCTCTGGCCCGGTTCCGCCCGTGCCGGCAGCGAATGTGAACACGCCTGCGCCCCAGGGCGCCGGCGACACTTGGAATCTCGATCTTCGTGGCTCTTCGCTCACGCAAGGACAGGTTCAGGCCTCGATCTTCCAGGCGCTGCAGATGAACAACAGCGCCCGTGACCGGACGATGGTGCAGCGGCAGGCTGTTGCTCAGCGCCGCTTCGGCCGTGTCAGCTGATGGGCATCTTTGATGCAGCCGGCGCGGCGGCTCTGTGCGGTGACACGATCACCGCGGAGATCCTCGCGTTCTTCGACTTCAAGACGGCGCCGCAGCGGGTGCACGGCGGGTTCGGCCCGCTCGCGGCTGGCGGATTCACCTGGCAGGGCATGGGCGGCCTCGGCTCGGTCTCGGACATCGAGAGCGCCGTCGGAGGCGTCGCGCCACTCGTGACCTTCACGCTCAGCGGCGTCGGCCCAGAGATCGCCAACGACGTTGTGAACGCCAAGGCGGAGGTGAAGGGCCGGGACTGCTTTGTCTACCTTCAGCTCTACGGGCCCGGCCTCGTGCCGCTCGGCGGGCTCTACACGCTCTACCGCGGCGTGATGGACCGCCTGATCCATAGCGCTGCGGACGCCAACACCTGGACCGCGCAGCTCACCGCCGAGACCAAGTTCTCGCGCCGCGGACTGCCACCCTTCGGCAACCTCACACACGCCGACCAGCAGCGCCGCTACCCCGGCGACAACGGCCTGTTCGACATTCCGCAGATGATCAACCGGAGACGGCCTTGGAATCCCGAGATCCCCGAGAGCGAGACTTGAGCGCCTTCTTGCGCGCCGGCGCCGGGGCGACGTTCGTCTGGGGCGAGATCGATTGCTCGCTGTTCATGGCGGACTGGTGTCGGAAGACCCGCGGCGTCGACCCTGCGGCGAGCCTCCGCGGTCGCTACCGGACGGCTCTCGGCGCGATGCGGCACGTCCGGCGCCTCGGCGGCTTCGAGGCGATGGCGCGCAAGCTGATGGCCGGGTGCGGCTTCGCGACGACGGATGCGCCGCGGCCGGGCGACGTCGGCCTCGTCGAGCACCCGGTGGTCGGGCCTGTGTTCGCCGTCCGCTGCCGCATCGGCTGGGCGGTGAAGAGCCCCGAGGGCATCGCGGTCGATCAGTACCCGACCGTCGTGGCCTGGAGCGTCTGATGCCGGCGGCGGTCGGAGCGGCTATCCTCGGGCAGGCGCTCGCGGGAGAGATCATCGTCGCCGGCATCACGGCGGGCGAGATCGTCGGCTACACCGCGCTGACCGTCGGCGCTCTGGGCTTGCAGTACGGCGCCCAGGCGCTCCTCGGGGCCGAGAAGCAGAACAACGCCCAGATCACGGTCCGGCAGGCCGTGGCGCCGCGCCGCCGTGTGCTCGGCCAAGGCATGATGGGCGGCGTGATCTTCGCCCTCGAAACGGTGAAGATGGAGGGCGGGGACGACGACAAGATCCGAACGCTCTATCGCGGGGCGATCCACTGTGTGGGTCAGGTCAACATCCTGCAGTACTACTTCGGCGACGTGAAAACGAGCCTGACCGGTCAGGTCGGCGGGATCGTTCCGGACAGCGCCTATCAGGGGAAGGTGGCGATTGAGGCCCATAACGGGGCCGACAATCAGGCGGCCTCTGCCGCGCTGCTGAAGCTGCCCTACTGGAACGCGAGTATGCAGCTTAACGGGCTTTGCTACACGGTGACGGTGGCGAACCCTCTGCGGAAGGGGACGCAAGTTTTCCCCGAAGGCGCGCCAGACGTTCGGCTGCTGGTGGCTGGCGCGCCCTCTTACGACCCGCGGACGGGTGGCTACGCCTACACGGACAACGCCGCGATCTTGCTGCTCGACTACCTGACGCACGAGAGCGGCTACGGCCTGGCGCTCGCGGAGATCAACCTCCAGAGCTTCCGGGATCTCGCAGATGTCTGCGATCAGATGGTGCCGCTGATCACGCCAGATCCGAACGGCGCCACCTCCGAGATGCGCTACCGGTCTTGGGGCAGCTACGACTATTCCGAGCAGCGATCCGACGTGCTGGGTCGCCTCCTCGCGGCGATGGACGGTGAGCTCTACCAAGACGCTGGCGGTTTGGTGGCCGTCCGGGGCGGCCGCTGGCAGGCGCCGACCTTCACCATCGACGAGAGCATGATCTTCGGCTGGGATCAGCTCGAGGAGGGTGACGAGGCCTACAACACCTTCACGCGGATCAAGCACACCTACCTCTCGCCCTTCCACGACTATCAGCCGACCGAGGGTGACCCTTGGGATGACGTCGCAGCCCAAACGATCCAGGGCGTAATCGAGACAGAGAATAGCTTCGTCCGAGCGCCTTCGCATCGCCAGTCGCGGCAACTCGCGAAGATCGCGATGGCGAAGGGCAACCCGCGGTTCCGGCTCACCGGTCTGCGCCTGTCGCCCTCCGCCCTGCCGGCATTCGGCGAGCCGACCGTGATCCTGAATCTGCCGTCCTTCGGTATCAACACGACCTTCGCGATCATGCGCGGCTCAATCCTGATGGCCGGCAATGCGCTCACCGGCGTGAAGTTCGATCTGATCAGCCTCGACGCTTCGGCCTACGCCTGGGATCCGTCCGAGGAAGGTCAACGCCCGCCACTGCCGGACACCTATAACTGATGGCCGAGCTGTTCCCGACGCGACTCCGGTGCTCGACAGAGAACTGGAGCCTGCAGAACTCTGCCCGCAGCGGCGGCCAGTCATTTCAGGGTGCGCAGCAATTCGTGGCGAGCCCGACGAGCCGCTGGCGCGCCAAGATGACGTTCCACCTACTCGACGATGACGATTACCTCGAGGCGCGAGGCTTCATCGCGGGACTTGCCGGTCAGAGCACACCGTTCCTGATCGGGCCCTACGATTATCGGGGCCAGCCCTGGAACGTCTTCCCGATCACGGGGCAGCCGATCACCCCGGACGTAGCCGCGCGCAACGCAGCGGTCAGCCCAGGCTTCTCGGTCAACCCGGACACAAACGGTGCGATCAGTTTCGCTCTCGCGGCCGATGCGGCAATGAACGCGACGACGATCCGGATCAGCAAGGCCCGCGGCGGAACGGTGAAGCGGGGGCAGTACCTGTCGATCGGTGACCGTCTGCACGTGATCGTCAGCCCGGTTTCGGATCCGGGGCCAAGCGGTGTCGTCGATATCGCCGTCCGCCCGTGGCTCCGAGCCGATTACGGCGCCGGCACCCCGGTGTCCTTCGATGCCCCTCGCTGCCTGATGCGACTCGCAGACGGCGACACGGCGGCTTTCGACATGACCACTTCGCCGCTCTCGGACGTGACCCTCGATCTCATCGAGGCCTTCGTCTGATGCGCTTCACCGTCTGACGCGAGGTTAGCATGGTCGCACGGCCAGATCCGAGCAGCCCAGCATCGTTCTACACCAGCCTTCAGGCGGTGTGTGATGCCGTCGATACGGCGGCGTCTAGGATCGCTGACCTGCAGCAGGCCCTCGCGAACACGCAGGATGCGGTCAACGCTGAGGCTCGCGCTCGCCAAGCGGCGGACACGGGCCTCGCACAGGATCGTGCCAACGGTGATCAGGCGGAGGGACGCGCCCGGCAGGATGGCATCAACGCCGAGGCGAATGCCCGCAACGATGCGATCGCCACGGCGATCCAGCCAATTCGCCGGGCGATCAGCGACCTCGGGGATTCGCTGCGGGAGGCGCTGAACGCTGAGACGACGGCCCGCACGAGCGGCGACGCGGCTGAGCAGAAGGCGCGCTCTGATGCGATCCAGGCACAGGCGCAGGCTCTGGCCGACGCGGTGTCGGATCTGGAGGCACTGATCAATTCGGGCGGCGCCAAGCAGGACAAGGCTCTCTCGGACGCTGTCACGGCGCTCCAGTCGCTGATCGCCGGCCAGCGGTTCGACCTGCTGTCCGCGGCGGGGCGCCCAGGGACTGCGCCGCTGCGCTACACCTTCACGGCCAATCCCGCGATCCTCGGCGGACCCCGCCCGCTCCTACCGTTCCTGCCGCCGCAGATGCTGGCGACTGGTGATAACGGCCCGGTCGTTCGTGTGTCCGGGCCGGGCATCGTAGCCGCGCGCGACGCCTACCCTCTGGAGCCCGGGCGTCTGTATCGCAGCCGCTACGTGGTCCAACGTCGTAGCAATCCGGCGGATCCGACGGGGGATGCCGTGGTCTGCGGGATCCTCTACCTCGACCAGTCTCTTCGGGTGCTGGGCGCGGTCGTGCCGGTCCGGACCTATCCGTCGCTGGTGACTGCCAACGGCCGCCAGGAATGTGAGGCGCTGATCGCTCGATCGGCCGGCCTCGGTGCAGCCTTCCAGGCTCCTCCATCTGCCCGGTTCATAGTGCCCATCGTTGCGATGTATGGGCCGGACGCCCTGACCGACGTTGAGGTGCTCAGCGTCGAAGACGTGACCGGGGCGTTCGTCCTGGCGCCCCCGATCGCGAACTTCGAGGCGCGGCTCGCGGCGCTGGAATCTGCCGATCTCATGGCTCGTCTTCAGGTGCTGGAGAGCGAGGCCGGCACGCCCAGCAAGCTCACCTTCGGATCGAAAGGCGATGCTGCCTATGCCGTCATCCCGGCCGGGGTTCAGGTCGTCGAGCTCCTCGGCCGCAAGTTCGCCGGCGATGGTGGCGGCGGCCGGTATGTGCGGACATCGGCGCAACTTGCCGCTGATGCCGACAGCTTCGTCTGCGATGGCGCGGTGTTCGTGCGCGAGGTGGTGGCATCTGACGTCGTCGCCGGGATGCTGGAGAGCGGGTACGAGACCTGGATGGCGAGCCTGCCGACGGAGCCGCCGCCAGGGTCAGGGAAGCGTTGGAACAACAACGGCATCCCCGCGGTGACGCCATGAGGCCGGCTCCTTACGACTTCCGATTCCCCCGCGGCGGGACGGCGTATCTCGGCGTCATCCTTCATGGTCGTGATCCGCGCACGGGCGAGGTCCGGCGCCTGCCGGTGCCGGGCGTCACGATCGAATGGACGGTCGAATGGCCCACCGGACAGGAGGTCCGGACGCAGTTCGACGCGCCCGACCGCCTGCTGAGCATCGACCCTCGCTCGGGCGTGATCAGCTTCCCGGTCTCCGCCGCGCGTGTGGAGGAACTCGAGGGAGCCGTGCAGCCCATCGCGACCCGCATCCGCCTGCTGATGCCGGACGGCGCCCCGGTGCCGTTCCTGACCGGCACCGTAGCCCTGGAGGACTGAGATGGCCGCTGGCCTTGCCAACGTCTTGCCGGCGCCGTCCGTGGCGCTCGTGCCGCGGATCGAGCCCTACCTCGTGGAGGTGGTGGTGCCGTTCCCGCTCGGATTCCAGAATGAGGCCGAGGCGCTGCTCTCGAAGACGATCGCCGACCTCCTCGCGCGGCCGAACCTCGGCGAGGCACTGGCGACAACCCCCGAACCCGACGAGGACAGCCCCCGGGTCGCCACCGCCGCCATGGTGCAATCCGTGGCCCGCCTCGTGGTGCAGCAGGCTCAGGAGCTCACCGCCGCGGCCATCGTCGACATGCTGACCACTCCGGGCAAGCTGCGGGGCATGCTCCCGACGGAGCCGCCGCCGGATGCCGGCACGCCATGGTTGAACAAGGGCTTGCTCGCGATCACGCCCGACGCCTGACGGAGATCCCCTATGCAGCCCGCCGTCGTTCCCCTGCAGATCGTTGCAGGGGACTCTCTCACGCTGACCATTCGCCTACACACGACGGACGGGGGCAATCGCCTACCGCTCCAACTCGCCGCGGGGGAGGCTTTCGTCGTCTCACTCGATTGGGCGAAGGGTCGAATCGTCTCTACGACCTCGGATGCCTTCGACAGCGATCGGCTCGCGCTGATCGTCGGACCGGACAAGACGGAGCTCGTTCGGCAGTTCACGCCCGCCGAGACGCGCAGGCTGCTCGGGCAGAGCGTGATCTGGTCGCTCTATCGCGTCCCAGTGCCCGGAGATCGGCGCACCTACGTTACCGGTGCCGTGCAGGTGATCGGCCCCGGCCAAGGCGCTCCGGGAGACACTGTGCTCGACGTCTCTGTGCTCGAGCAGAGCATCATCGTCGATGTCAGCGTGCCGGATGCGGCCTCCTACACCGACGCCCGCGAGGCGATCATCCGCCAGGACATGGCCGCGGCCATTGCCGACGCCAAGAAATTCTACGCCGCCAGCGCACTCCTGCTGGGTTGAGGGACGGTCAGATGAAGAAGCCCATCGCCACCCGCCCGGTGTTCGACCCGGCCAACCGGACGCTCGACTTCTCGGGCACGCCCAACTTCGAGCTCCGGCGCCTGTTCGGCGTCGCGAACGCCAGGACCGGGCAGCTCATCTACAGCCCAATCGTCCCCGACCTCGTCGCCTCCAACGTCTCGGGTTCCGTCGTCACGCTGTCGTTCAACACGAATGGCATGGTGCCGGCGGATCCGCTGGTGATCCAGTATGACGACGGGATCAACGATCTCCCGCCGGACGCCGCTCGCGAGAGCAAGCAGGACACTGGAATCACGCGCCTGACCGAGATCCGCGACGCGGTCAAAGCGCAGCGCTCGGAAACCATCTGGGCCGACGACACCGGGGTCCGCTTCATCCGGGTGGACAGCGGAGGCACGATCACCTGGACGGACGTGGCCGGCAATGCAGGTTCGCCGCCCGGTGCTGGCGCCCGACCGGACTACGACAGCGGGTTGGTGATCTCCCGCTCGACGTGGCGCGCGACCGCGGACGGGACCGGCTTCTCGTCCGGAGACTACCTCGATCATTTCGTAGTGACGGACGGCGACGCCGGCGATCCGATCTCAAACTACTGGTTCAACGTCACGACGGGCGCGAAGCTGGCCGCGCCGCCCAGTACCGCATCCATCTCGCCCTATTCGTCGCTGCCGGACGGCGCCTCGACTGCCGCTCGCCAGGACACCACGAATACCGCCCTCGCGACGATCGCGACGGGCATCGGTGCACCCGGAGACGATGATCCCGGGTCAGACGCCGCCGACGGCTCGGTCATCGCTCGGCTGGCCCGGCTGCTCGCGTCGATCACCGGGCTCGCCACGCTCCTGACCGCAATCCGCGACCGGCTTCCATCCGCGCTGACGGCGGACGGCGGCCTTCAGGTTGATGGATCCTCCGTCACT